TTGCCAATAAAACTCTAAAACTTTATTTGCTAAGGCAAGGGCAAGATTATTTAACATATCTTTTGTTCTTTATCTTTATTTTGTTTATCTTTTTCAATTTGTTCTGCTAAAGCTAAACCCCTTATAAGACCTGCTGCATATTGTTGTTTCTCACGACTTAAATTTAAATAGCACACACATGATTCCATAAAATCCTTTAGTTCCATAAAGTTATCTCCTTTTGTTCATTTTTAGTTTTAAAACTCCCTTAAGGACATTATAATGTTGTTTTAAACATTTTTCAATATATTTTAACTGAAATTTTGAGTTTTTTTGAGTGTTTTTTGTTTAACTATGTTGTTTATGAACATTTTTCATGTTAAAATGTTCAAAGAGATACTTTTTATTAGTTGTTAGGAGGTGGAAAAATGAATGAAAGAATAAAAGAAATTCGTCAAGCTCTCAATTTAACTCAAGAACAATTTGCTAATAAACTTGGGGTAGGTAGAAGTACTGTAGCTGGATTTGAATTGGGTAGACCTTTAAAAGAGAGGACTATTAAACAAATATGTAAAACCTTTAAAATAAATGAAAATTGGTTGAAAACTGGTGAAGGAGAAATGTATCTTCCTATGACAGACTCTCAACAATTTAATGAAGTTCTAGCTGAATGGCTAGTAGACAGTGATCCATTAACAAAAGAAACTTTAATGTTATTAGCATCTTTAAACGATGAAGATTTTAAAATAGCTTCTAGAATAATAAAAGGATTAGCTGAAAACAAATAAAAAAGAAGGCAAAATTCAATTGCCTTCTTTTTCTTTATATAAAATCTTATTTGTAATTGTTAAAAGTGCCTGGAGCATTTCTTCATTTTTGATTATTTTTATTTTTTTAATTAGCTCTTTTTTTACTGTATCTCCCAAAACTAATCTCTCCATTCATAATTCCAAAGAGAACATACGTTCTCATATTTTCGTTATTATTATACCATAAAATCTAAAAAATGTAATAAAAAAAGAAGATTATAATTAATCTTCTTTTTTTAAATCTAACTCTATATTTAGTTTTTGCATTATTTTATCAATATGTTTTAGATTCATCTTTTCCAACTTTTCTTGTGAAGATACTCCCTGGTTGTCCACATTATAATCATCATTAACTAATCCATCACTTAAGCATATAAATTCATTTGCAACTTCATTTGCAACCTTATATTTATTTCTAAAAATAATTTTATTTTTACCTCTAGATGCAAAAGCTTTCCATTTTCCAATCAAATCTAATATATCTAATTTTACTCTATATAAATTTTCTGATTTATATTGAGACTCATCAAGCTCTTCTCTTATGTATGGATTATTTATAATTTTTTTATTTTTAACTAAAACTTCTACAGTTTTTTCCTTTAAATCTACAAATCTATTAGATTCATTAATATATTTTTCCTTAATAAAATATAAAATTATATTAACTAAAGTTGTGACTGCTATTGTAAATATCGTTACAATTACTGTTTCTTTAAAATTCAACCTAACTTCTCCTCTTATCTTTCTATTTCATGCCATCATTTATCCATTTATCAAAATTACTAAAAACAACATCTGCTTGATAATAGGTAATTGAACTCTCATTTCTAGAATATGTGCTTTCTGTACAATATTTCTTATTTTCTTCATTTAAATTAAAATAAGTATTAGAAGATACAGCTATCCCCTTTTTGTTTGTTCCTTTGTTAGCAACTCCTGATAAATTTGCTGCTTCTGTAACAGCCTTCCCAATCCAAACCTTAGCATTTATTCCTGATGCTTTTCTTCCTGCTTTAATAACTACTTCTTCATCAGTTGCTACACCTATTCCTATTTTAATTTTATTGTATCCCTTATTTGTTAAAAGCTTATTTAACATTTTGATATAAGTGTTTACCATACATGCTTTATCAAATATCTCATCTATATCAGGATTTTGTGGAGTTGTATATATAGCATAAACACAATCTCCTCTTATTCCAATCTCTCTAAGTAAATCGTCTTCTTCTCTAAATATTTCTATTATTTCAGAAGTAAATGATCTTATTATTTTAGCAACTTTTTCACTATCTTCTTCTTGGAATAATGTAGATGAATCTCTTATATCAACAAAAATAGCGGTTATCCAACTTTTATATCCATTATCAAAAGTAAATTCTTCCCCTTTAGGAAGTTTATCTTTATCTATAATTTCCATCTTATTATTTAAAATTGCTTCAATTCTCTCTTTTCCTGCTTTATAATCATAACTCATTTTAAATCCTCCTTTTACATATACACATGTATCCCAATAATATATAAAATTAAAATTAAAACAACTGCTAATGAAGCTATTAATAAACCATATCTTTGTAATTTAAATTTTTTAGAACAAATTTTAGAATTAATAAATATTTGAGATTTAATATCTTCAATTATTTCATCATCTGTAACATTATCAATTATTCTACTAAAATCTTTGTATTTCTTATTTGAAATTTTATCAAAAAATATAATTGAATCATCTTTTATTAATTCTTTATCATATGAATCTATTTTTGTTCTTGGAACTAATACACTCACAAGTAATGCAACTCCAATTATTAATGAAATTAAACTTAATATTACAACTATTGAATATCCCTTACTAAAAGTACTAAAATTATTTTTTATACCATTGAAAATTGAATTTATAGTTTTTATATTATCTTCTGATAAAAATACAGTTATAAGTACTCCTAATGTTGCTAAGTAAATTGAAACTTTACTATCACAACTATTTATAAATCCTATAGTTCTATCTAAATTTGAATATAATTCATCTTTTTTCATATCTAAATTTATCACCTCCAGCAAATTAAATTTTAATATTTTTGAAAATTAGAAGAATATATTAAAAAGAAATCTATTAATAATATAGATCTTAATGCTACTTTTTTATTGTTATAATCTAAAGCTGCTCCATGGCATATAGCATGTCTATTAGGTATATTTTTTAAGCAGCTTTTTTTATTTGATTTATATACATAATTACACCAATAATTCCAAAAGAGACCTAAAATGTCCTTATCACCAATAGTTAAAATTCTTTCGCAAGTTAACTTTTCACTATTACGTACCTTTTTTTTATTATTGTTTTTAATCTTCTCATTTATTATTTCTATACCTTTTAATTTATCTTGAAATTGTTTTAATTCTTTTTCTTCAATTTGCACTTTAAAAGTTTTATATTTCTTTAAATTTATTTCTAGCTCTTTAATTATTCCACCATATTGACAAGTAATTAAAGTTACGCAAGCTGCATAAAATCCTTTTTTATAGCAATCTAATGCTTGTTCCAAATAAGTAAATCTATTTTTATTTAAAAGCTTATTCTTGCTCCATTCATTTAGCAATCTATTTAAATTTTTATTATCATATCTATCAAAAATAAATTCTTCAATTAATTCAATATTTTTATTATTATCAAATAAATTATCTATTTTAATTCTATCTTCGTTAGTTAATAACCTACAGTTTATCCAATCATTATTGTATAATCTAATGATTGCATTTTGAGATTTAGTAATTTTATTAAGTTTTTTTATTGATAAATTCAATGTATCAAAAAAATATATTAAGTCATTAATTGAATCAATTACTTTTCTTTTATCTCTAAATAAATTTATATTATCTAATTTATTTGGAGATAAACTTATTTCTTCTTCTGCAAAGTTAATTGATTTTTCAGCATTTTCTAAAAAGTCATATACTGAATTTGCAAAATCATTTAACTCTTCCCTATAATCTTCAAAATTTTCATTAGTTTTTTTCATAACTATTTCATCTCCATTACTAAACTAAATTTAGTATTATTAATAATATAACTCATATTACAACTCTTTTATTTTAAACTTTCTAAAAATCTAACTAAAGTTCCTGTTAAATATATAAACAACTCAACTTCTTCTTTAGATATTTCTAAATTAGCAGTATGTTTTACATGTTCATTGTTAAATGCTTCTATACTCTTAGCTAGATTTCTATACATCTCTCTAATATTCTTATCTATATTTTTACTATCTAGATATTTACCAACATATCTAGTCATTATTGATTCAATACTTTGACTTTTTACACTAAATTTTTCTTTTAAGTAATTTTCTAATGATGTTCTTAAAGAATTAATTATATTAATATTTTCTACTCCAGTATTTTCAGAATTACTATACTTTTCAAGAGAATCAATAAAAATTTCATATGCTGTTTTATAGCCTTCTAAGCCTTCTATAGTTTTATTTACTATCTCTTCATCAAGAAATTTTTCTCCTGCTGGATAAACTAAAAATCTATCTGCCTCTTTTTTAATAAATACTATATTACTATAGCCAGATGATCGTATAATATCATTTAAATTTATCGCTAATATTTCTTTCTTAACACGTCCTAAATAATTTGATGAAAATAATATTTGTAAATTTCTAAAAAAATCTATTTCTGTTTTAGAATCCACTAATTTTCTGATTACTTTACTCTCTTCTTCTATAAGGTTTGTAGATTTTAAGCCTTGACTAATAACTGACATAGGTGAAGCTTTTTTTGGAACAGTTAAACTACCATTAACAAAAATAAATTCATTTTCTATATCTTTTGAATAAATCTCTTCCTCTAAAACAGATTGAATTTCTCTATTCAATCTACCTTTTAAAATATTAAATTTTTCTTGACTATTTATTTTTATATTCCATCTAGCATTAAATTTTTCTAACTCTAAATACATTTCTACCATGTTTCTCCCCCTTTTAATTCCATCTTGATAAAGCTTTTGCTAAAGTGTCATAATCATATTCTCTTATTGTAAAATATATAAACCGAGTAGCTTATTACTCCTTGGTTTATAATTTTTTCAAATCAGCTATAAGAGATTTAACAATAAAATCATTAGCTAAAATATAATTGTGATTTTTTTCATATTCTTCAAAAGATTTAAATGAATTAATATAATGTAAATAATAAAATATTGTTTTTATATAATCTGTATAATAACTAAAATAAGTAGACCAATAACAAGATTTATATATAAAAACTCCAATTTTTTTTATAAGATTAAATTGACCTTCATTAATTTTAAACCATGCTTCATTTATTAATTTTACTTCTTCTTTAATTCCATTTGTATAGTCTTCTTTAAGTTCTTCCTCTGAAGCCTTAGATAACTTACTAAAAAATGTAGCTAAAATATCAGCTGATCTTATTCCAATAAAATTTTTAGAATTACAACTTATTAATTTCCCATACTTACCATAATACTTTTCACTATTTTCTGCTGCATTAAAATTACTTTTATCTTCATCTAAGAATAATGATATTTCATTCGGTCTCTTTCCTAATTCCTTCAATAATAAATTAAATCCCTCAAAATTGCGTGAACAATCCCAACTTATTTTTTCATTAACAGATATATTAAAATCTAATAAATCAAATATATTTTTTAATTGCCTTAAAGCATTTATTTCCCTCTCTTTTCTTTTAAATGAACTAATTTCTTCTAATGTTTCATTTATAGAATCACTTAAAATCTTTATTATATTAATTTTTTCTTTACTTTCTGAATATAAAAATAATTTTTCTGTTAACTCTAAATATTTATAAGTATAAATATATTTGGTAATAGAGTATATAAAAGGCCTAATATAGACTCCGTTAAATCTTAAAAACTCTTTATAATCATTGAAAGCTATATCTATAACTCTTTCTATTTTACTGAAACAATTTAACTGAAATATACAATTATGATTTATTAATATATCAAAAAAATCTGAATAAAATTCTACTGTATCTTTATTAAAAGTATTAAATCCATTTTTAAAATTTTTATTTCTTATTATTTCACCTTTTAATTCTTTGCCTAAATCCTCATTTAAAAATTTATTTTTATATTTTTCCTCAAAATCTAAGTAACTATTTTCAAATTTAATTAGATCTTCTTTTTTAATACCTATAAAAACCCCAACAAATGTGTCCCAATTTTGAGAATTTAAAATATTAACCTCATTTTTTTCAGGTTTATATGTTATTTTTCTATCATAATTAGCTTCATCAAAATAAAAGTTCATATTTATAAATTCCATTCCTTTCTTACCATCCTAATAAATCTTTTTCTAATTCATTCATGTCTTGATCTCTTTGAGTAAAATTAGCATTAGATTTTTTAGAATCTTTATTATTTATATTAATATCAACTTTTTTAACTTTTTCCATGTCATTTAAAATACTTACTAGATAACCTTTATAATTTTTTATTTTACTATCGGTAGATCCTGCTGTAATAATTCCCTTAGCTATTTTATCAAATGAATAAACAAGTAATAGATTTTTAATATCTTTTCTACTTAATTTAAATTCTTGAATTTGACAAATGTCTAATATTTTTTGAACTTCTTCCTCATCTTCGCTAGAAGAAGATATATTAATATTATTTAAGTTAGTATTATTTAAGTCAGTATTATTATGTACCCCCACTTTTCCACTATATCCATTATCCATACCCTCCCTTTTGGTAGGTATGGCTTTTTTACTTTTTTCATCTTTTTCACCCATACCTACCTTTTTAGGGGTATGGCTTTTTTCTTCATGTTTTTTTCTGTTTTGAGAATTATGAATTTTATTTGCTAATTCAATATTTGGTTCATCTAGCAATTCATATTCATAATAAAATTGTTTGGTTTTAGGATCTTGAAGTCTATACTGAATAAGATATGCAGCATCTTTTAGTTCTTTCCAAGTACTTTCAAAAGCTTTTTCTCCTTCTTTAAGATGCTTCTTTAATGTATTTTTATATAAAGTGAAATCTTCGATAGTTAGATAGCTTTGAATTAAAGCATATAATCCTTTGGCTTTTAAACTAAGAGATGAATCTCTTAATGCAACATTACTTACTTGAGTAAAATAAATTTTCTTTTTTCTAAATTGACCTGCTCTATTTGTTTCCATAAAAAAATACCTCCAAATAAGGAACAAAAAACAATCCTTAAAAGAAAGTACCATTAAATTTATCAAATTAAAGTTTGACAAATAAGCATATTTTTTATACAATTATCGTATAATATAAATATGCAAGTAATTAGAGATACTTTCTCTAAGTTGTTGAACCTGTTAAGTTAACGCCGGCCAAAGCATTTAGACTTAATGGGTTTTTTGCTGTTTATTCCGTTTTTTAAATTATTGATTTAATTTTAGCACATTTGGTAATAATTTGTCTATAAAGTTTATCCACAAGTTGAAAATTCAACCTGTGGATATATTTTTAACAATTAAACAAATCATCTATTGCATCTAATTGTTCCTTATCAACTTGTTTATTATTTTTCTTTACAAAATTTTCATCATTTAAGACCTTAAAAATAATTTTTTTAATTTCTTCTTTTTGTACTTTAGTAAATATAGAATTATTTTCTTTAATATCTTCAGCTATTAATGTTTTTATATAGTCAGATATATTTGGAACAGATTCTAATTTATCTATAAGAGCTTTATCAGTTTCATCATTTAAGCTCACTGTTTTTACTACTCTTGCCATTTGTATCACCTTCTATTTAAGCTTTAATTCTCCCATGAAAGCAAATGAATTAACATTTGTAAATTGACAATCTTTTTCAACTTCTATTGATGGGAAGTATTTTTTCACATAAGATTCTAGAGCTATGGCTCCACCACCTATTAAATAAAAATTATCTATATTAGTTGTATCAAAATCTCTTTTTATAGTAGCTGCTATTTTTCTAACATAGTTATTTATATACTCTTCTATATCTTCTATACCTTTTTTATTACCTTCTACGGTAAAGAATTTTCTATCAATTATATTTTGAATATCAGAAGCTTCAAATTTAGTATAGTATTTTGAGTTTAATTCTTGAGCTATAGATGAATATAAAACTAACATTCCTTTTTCATATGTTGCTTTTTCAACTAATTTTAATCCATCAAATTGAGCTATATCCCAAGTACCACCACCAATATCAATAACTAATGAGCTTTCTTTTTTCTTATTTTTTTCTATTATGATTCCACAAGCTTGTGGCAAAACCATAACTTTATTAATTTTTATTATTTGTTTTTTACCAATTTTATTAAGTTCAATACAAGAATCATCTAATCCTTTAATTAATTTAGTTAGTTCTTCTTTTTGATCTGCATAAAATGCAACAGGTAATCCAGCAACTATACTTATATCTATTACACTTTCTTCTGGATAGCTTAATCCTATTGCTGCTAATGTAGTTAACTTAACAAGTTCTTTTCCTTCTTCAGTTTTGAATTTATTTGCATCAACTATATATTGTCCAGTTGGTTCACCAATTATATAGTTTTCTCCATTAAAGTTCATCTCTAAGACGTTATTATAATCGTCATGTCCTTTTTCTACAGTACTTAATATACATTGCCCAATACTTGTTTTAGTATAATTATATCCGTTATCTAGTCCTAATATTTTCATTTATAACACCTCTTTAAAATGTATTAAGATTATTACAATGTATTAACCTTACATAATACATTGTAATACAAATAATACATTATGTAAAGATAAAATTAAACAATTGAAAAAATATATATTTTATAATAAATTTAAATTATAAAGAGTATGAAGGAGATGGATTATATGGATGAATTATTTAAAAAGTATGGTATACAGAAAGAGTATAAAACTATAAAAAATAGAATGGGATTTCCTTTAGGCTATGCAGTTAATTATAAATCAAGCAATAATGCAATTAAATTTAAAGCTAATATGGTTACTCCAAATTATTGTGATTTTAGTATTAATGGTATTTTAGCAACTGATTTTAATAAAAAATATTTAGACGATAATAAAATAGAATTTAAAGAAGATAAAAATAAAATTATTCCATTAGGTTTAATTGAATGTTATAGTGGGCTGTTTATAAAGCAAACTTTTTCTATAATTTTTTCTTCTATAGAAGAAATATATAATTCAAAAGAAATTATAGAAAATTTTGAGAGAGCTTTGTATTTAAGGTGTGAAGCTTTAGAATTTATCGATAATTTTGAAATTAATATATTTGAATAATGATAGTGATACTAGTATTACTAAAGACTAGGCTTAATTGCTTAGTCTTTTTTTATTGCTATTTTATTCTAATTATTGTAAAGTAATACTAAGAAATACTAAGTGTACAAGGGTGTGTGTTGTGTGAATAATGTTGATAATAGAAGTTTAGTAGAAAAAATTAATAATTCCTTAGTTATAGAAGGGATGAGCATTAACCAAATAGCTAAAATGTTAAAATGTAAGAGAACTGATATATTCGATATAATGAAAGAAAATGGATTTACATATGATAAAGAACAAGGTTTTTTTATAAAAATAAATAATGATTCTTTATTAAAGCGTATAGAACACTTGGAGGAACAACAAAAAGAAATATTAGAATTACTAAGTAATACTAAAAAAGAAACGCTTAGAATTGATTCTAGTGTACTGGAAGGAGATATAATTCCTCGTACATTTAAACTTTATAAAAATACTTCTGAAAAATTTACTCAGTTCTGTAATGAACATAGAGAATTAAAGATGCAAGAGATCATTACAGTTGCTTTGGAAGAATTTATTGAAAAACATAAATAATAATTAGGTGTAGAAAATATCTACACCTTTTCCTTTTCCCTTTCTTTGATTTTCTCTTCAATTTCATCTAAAACTTCTAAACATATATCATAATAAGTATTTTTCTTTAAATATTTTTTATATATTTTGAATATATCTTTAATCATTACAAAGTAATAAAATATAGAAATAACTACTAAAAATATTAAAATAATACCGAGTGTTATTATAAATGCAATTATATTAGGAAATGAAATTTGAAATGAACTTGTAGGTTTTGAAAACAATTCTAAGCATGGTGGTAATATAATACCAGCTATAACACCAACTACTGAAGCTATTGCACCTGTAAGTAAAGGATTATTTTGTTTATCCTTTAAAGAATTAATATATATCCTATCAGTTTCAATATCTAAGTTACAATCATTTAAATCACACATGTAATTATCATAAATTCTTTTACGAATATTTTTAATTTCATTTATAGAATTTTTTTTATTTCTAGTTTTAATATGTATATCTTTCATAAAAAATACCTCCTAAATTTATTTTATATTAAATGAATAAATTTAAAAAGTTTGTTAATAATGAAAATAACATCTTTAATGATATTTTATATTACTCTCTTTCAAGCTGCATTTATTGCAGCTATTTTACTTTTGTGATTGCAACTTCTTTAATAGTTATATTTTCTTCTATTAATCTATTATATATTTCTAAACTATCTATCTGAGTATTGAATAACTTACGACCTTGTTTAACTAGGGCTAACCATTTATTAGCCTTTTTCTTTATTGCTTTAATTTCATTTTTATTTTTTAAAATTAGATGAATATTATTTATTGTATATGGGTGATCTATATAATCATATGTAACTGGAATCATATCTTGAATTAATAAAGCTCTTTCGTCTTTGCCTATTTTGATTATATGAGCTTTAATACAATCTTTTCTTATTTTACTCTCTTTTTCAATAAGAAGTCTTGCTTTTTCAATTTTAGTTGTTAATGGTATTACCCAAAAGATAAAATCGTATTTGGAATCTTTTATATATAAGAATTGTGGTCTACCATTTTTATTTTGAGATAAGTTTTTAATATATTTAAATTTTTCAAAATAAGAATCTTTTAATACATATATTCCATAGTTCTCCATAAAATACCTCGTTAAATTAAAATTAAAGGCCCTATAAAAATTATAGAGCCTTTCAAATCATACAAACCCACAATTTATTAGTCGCATATGGGTAAGCGACAATACTAAGCGAACCAGTTATTTATTCATCGGATACTGGTTACCGACTAAACTTTAATTTTATGATATATTTTTAGCTAATACATCATTACTATTATTTAGTGCGTGTTCACTTATAATTATACTAATATAATATTTAATGTCAATTAGGAAGTAAAATTTTGCTTTTATAGGTATATCTTTTTTGAAAATAATTAATAAAAAAAGAGATATCTCTTTTTTTATTTTTGAAAGTTTTAGAAAAAGAGATATCTCTTTTTCTAATAATTTGGCTATATAACTAATGTTTAGATTGATATTTTTTTAATAAAATATTGAACAAAAGGTGTTGGAGTAAAAATATGAGGGGAAATAGATTAATTTTTAGGAATCCAAAATATAAGAAATTTATAGAATATTTAAAATGAAAAAGGCTAGATAGGAATTACCCCACCTAGCCTTGTAATTATATTCTTTCTAAATATTTAGCTGTAAACCATGCTGTTTTATAGCCATCACCTGCGAATTAGGTTGCTAGTGCATAGTTTCCTTATGTTCTATGTACATATAGTCTTTCCCCATTTGTAACATAGCCCATTCTACTTGAATTAGGAGAAGGTTCATATCTTGTATCTAATTGAGTTATTACATTAACTACTCTCTTTTTTATTTCAAATTCTAAAAATTTATTATCTTTATTTTTATAATGAGATACTTAACATTTTTAATGCCTTCTCCAGTAACAATTATTTTTGATTTTCTATTAATATTTTATACTTTAGTATTTACCATATCCTATTACAGTGATAGTTAATAATAATTTTAATATTTTTTTAAAATAATATGTAAAAAATAAAAAAACTATTAACTAGCAGTTAATTTATTACATTTATTCTAAAATAAGTTGAAAACAAGAAAAAAAAGGTATAAAATCAATTTTGAATTTGATTAAAATAATTTTTATTTTAGCAATTAGATGTTTTTATAATTGTTTGAGTTTAAGGGGGAATTAAAATGAAAAAAATTAAAAAACTTTTTAGTATTTTATCTTTATGCTTAGTAACATCTTTAGCTTCTAATGGATCAATAGTTCTTGCTAATACTAATAATGAAAAAAATTATGATAGACAGACTAAAGAACTGATCGAAAAGTTTCCATCGTTTAAGGAGAGTTTAGAAAAGTATACTACTGGAGAATTAGTTTCTAGTGAAGAAGTATATATAAGATATACTCCTAAAACAGAAGAGTTAAAAAAAGAATATAAAACTAAAGAAGAAGTAAACAAAGATTTTATTGTTGAAGAATTTACTAGAGAAGAATATGAGGTTGAAAGTAAAAAAGAAGAATTAAAGGAAGTAATTAGGGGTATAGGAAGCCAAGAAACAACTCCATCATCTTGGATAAGAGTTGACTTACAAGTTTATTATGGTGATCCATCTATTCAAAGTGATTATATGGCTTATAACTTTTCATCATGGCTTAAAGATCCATATTTAAGATTAACTGATGCAATAGGAATTTCTCTTTCTAATGGATTAATAATTTCAGGAAATGCCAGTACAAGAGCAGCAGAATATCATTACTATGACCCTTATTACCCTGGAGGAGATAGAGTTGAAAGATTAGTAGTTAAAGCAAACAATGAAGGAAAAAATGGAGTACTGGCAACATTCAATTTAGACAATGGTAATCCATCTTCAACTTTATATCATAATGCAATGATACAGACAGGTGTCAACTTTGTTGGAAGTGGATATAATCAAGGATGGATAAATGGACATTATGTACACAAAGAATTGGGATTTGGTGATATAAGTATAGGTACAGATGGTCGTCCAAGTATATCAGCTGGAACTAAATATGATCAGCATCAATCTTCAATACATGTTAGTAGGTAGAATTTATGAATAAAATAATTAAATATATTTTAATAAGTATTATTATATTTATTTTAGGATTTATAATTTCTACTGGCTTAGCTAATTTTTTCACTAAAGAAATATTATATTCTTATCTTTATGGAATATTTTTTGCAATACTATTTTTAGCTTCAGTTATTGGTGTCTCAGTTGCGATATTAATTAATGAAATAAGAAATAAAAAATAGATTCTTAAATATAAAAAAAGGCTAGGTAGGATTAAACCCACCTAGCCTTTTTATTATAGTTTCTTTACAAAATCTGATTTAACAAATCCATTTGCTCCATTAGCTGTAGTAATTCTATACCAGCCAATAAAGTCTGAATCTACCCAATCTATTCTGAATACTTCTCCTGGATTAATTGTAGCTACTATATTAGAACTTGTATTACCTTCTGCTCTAACATTAAGAACTGAATCTACATTGCAAGTAGTAGCCATTTGAAGTTTTTCTACATAGTCTTGGCTTACATATCCAGTAATACCTTGGTACTCTATGTAATACCAACCTAAGTAATCAGAATCTACCCACTTAATTCTAAATCTATCTCCTGCAGGTATGCTTCCGACTATAGTTGCACCTGTAGTTCCTTTTGCTCTTATATTTAATTCAGTATCGACATTACAAGTAGTAGCATTTTCTAGTGTAAAATCTTTCTTTAAGAAATCTTCATAGCAATAGTTCATATCTACGCTTGCTCCACCAATGCCTGGTACTTGTCCACTTTCTGAATATTGCCATATAGCACAATCTCTATTAAGTTTAGAGTTATACCATGCATACCATAATGGATAATTAGTTAACTCATTCATATAGAATTTATTTAATAAGAAATCTTGGTTAGTATAGTTCATAGCTCTATATCCGTTACGGTTTATTTCATCACAAAAGGCTTTAACCATATCTGTAGCTAATCTTTTTCCTATAGTAACTCCATTTTTAGATGCATAGTTTAAAGTATCATATTCTAGGTCATAGCTTATAGGATAATCAACTCTATAACCTTTAATGGCTTCTAGCACATATCTAGCTTCATTCTTAGCCATTTCTTCATTCCAAGCATAACTAAACCAATATATACCTACTGGAATACATAATCTATTACACTCTTCTATATTTCTTATAAATTGCTTATCTATATTATTTCTTCCATATCCTGCTCTTAATATAGCAAAATCTATATTACCTTTTACTCTTTCCCAATCTATTCTTCCTTGGTGTTCTGATACGTCTATTCCTTTTAACATTTTACATTCCTTCTTTCTTTTATTTTTAAAAATTTGTTATTATCAATTCCCCATATTCTTTTCTTGCACTTGCTTGATTAGATACGGAGTACATTACTTTTACTTCTTTAATATTAAAATCTTTATACCATTCTCTTACTTTTGGATGGTCATTTATAGTTACTAAGAACTTTCCTTTTATATTTTTTAATTTATCTCTTAACAGTAAATGCTCTTTTTCGCCAAACTCTGTTCCATACCCTGCTGTTTCAAAATATGGTGGATCACAAAAGAAAAAACTATATTCTCTATCATATTTTTCTATAATTTTTTCAAAGGATAAATTTTCTACATAAGTGTTTCTAAGTCTATTTTTTATATCTCCTAATACTCCTTTATAAAAAATCTGTGGAGAAGGCTTGGTATTAGTTCCATACCCATAATGATTACCCTTTCCCGCAAAACTTTGAGAAATTAGATATAAAAATCTAACAGCTCTTTGTATTTCTGTTAAATGTTCTAAAGTAACATTTTTATATTCTTCAAATATATCTCTTCCTGAAAATTCATACTCTAACATTCTTTCAATTTCAGGAGCATGGTATTTAATCATCTTAAATAAATTAATAAGCTCTTTATCTACATCGTTAATCACCTCAACTTTCGAAGGCTCTTTCCCAAAGTAAACCCATCCAGCTCCAAAGAATAATTCTATGTAACAAGTATGTTCTGGAATATTTTCTATTATTGTTTTTCTTAGCTTTGATTTTCCTCCCATTCTTGTTATTGGTGGTTTCATCATTTTACTGTTTTTATCTTTAGTCATTTCCGTCATTCCTTTACTGTTATTTTTTATAAAAAAGAGAACCTAAATTATAGGCTTTCATTTAAGCTTTTTACTGCAGCTAATTTATTTTCTGTTTCTACATTTAATAATTTTAATTTCTCATTTTCTTCTACTAATTGTGTAGCTTGTTGTTTTAAACTATCTTCATGTAACAAAGTTTTCCCTTTATTAACCTCTCCAGCTATAGTTTGGCGTAACATCTTTACTTGTTCTTCAGTTAAATAAGGTATTTTTTCTAAAAGTAATTTATCAAAATAATCTGCTTTTGATTTTGCTAAGTCTTTTATATTATCTGTTATACGATATTTCTCCTCAACTATATTCCATATTTGTTTAGCTGTTTTGATTTCTTCTTCATGTTGATCTAGCTTTAATTTTTGTTCTACCATTTCTTTTTTCTTAGCTATGTATTGGATAGTAACATCTCCAACACTTTTAATAATAGCTAAAATAACTCCAACTATTCCTAAAGTTAAAGCTGTTAATATTGGTTCTATTATCTTTTCCATTTTAATATCATCCTTTCTTTTATTTAAAATTTCTTTTTACCTTCTCTTAATTGTATTAAGGCATCTTTTAATTTTTCTGGAATAGGCAATCCTAGTGCTGCTCCATTTTCTAATAAGCTTATTCCTTCATTTGCTATATAAAAATAACAAATAACTGTTCTAAATACCCAAGTCCCATTATTAAGTAACCTATCTAGCATTACAGCAACTATTAAAACTGTAAGTATCATTGCTTTTCTAGCTATTCCTTTTAAACCTACATCACTGGATAATTCTTTATTTACATACCCTCGTGTTAACCCAGTTATATAATCTAAAATAATAAACACAACTAATGTTGCTAAAGGTGTGTCCCATGCTCCGAATAGCCAGGTAAATCCAGTTCCTAGTGCTACTATTATTGCTTTTAAATAATCAAATACCTTTTCCATCCTCTTCTCTCTTTCTTAATTTAGAGAAATAAAAAAAGACTATCTCTAGCCTTAATTATTCCCCTGTTGTTTTATTTATTAAGCTTGTATTGGTGTAGTTTCTGTTGGTGTAACTACTACTGCAACTGGTTTTAACATATTAGATAACTCCATATATTGTTCAGGTGTTATTTCATGTGTCATCATAAAGCAGCCTAAAAATTGCTTCATTTCCTCTCTTTCCTTCTCTGTTTTACATCCATTTGCTATTTGTCTTTTACATAATTCATACATCATAATTAATCATCCTTTCATTTATTTTAAATTATTATTTAATTTAATCATAGCAATATTTCCATTAGCTTTTACTATGCTTGGTACTAAAAGATTATTAATAACATCCCAGATATTATTAACTTCTTTGGCTAAGTTTTGCAAAGAGCTTCCTAGGTTTGAAGGTACTTTAAAATCTAAACTACCTGGAAGTGAGTTTAATATATTAAAATAAGTTTTTTCTACAAATGTATCTAAATCTATATCTACACAATTTTCTACAACTTCTACAGTTGGTGTAGCAAGTTGATAAACTATTTTAGTTGGATTTGCTTTTAACCATGCTTTGAAGCCTTCAATATTTTGAGTAGTTAATTTTGACTTCCTTATCTTAATTCTAATAATTGAACTACCACCTCCATTATTAGTTATACACTCAACTCCTTTTTCCATTGTTGGTTTTTGGATAAAGTTATTACATAAAATTTTAGTTAATACAGTTGATTGAGGAAAGAATATATAAAAACATAAAAATTCATCTTGTAATTCTGATGATAGTTGCCAGTTTTCATCTCCAGTAAAAGTATATTCTCCTGAATCTCTACAAACTTTAACTTGTCCATTATCCTCATACATAGTGTCCCATTCAGGTAATGGACCTTTAATTAAAATATTTTTTTTATCTTCTTTATAATGTTCATAAGAAGTTGCTTGAGAACCTTCTTCTAATTGAGTACATCCTAAATCTATATAACAATTCAAACTATGATTATAAGCACCCTTTATCCTAACTAATGTTTTTCCGCTCTCGGTTGTAAATTCTCTTAAAACATTGTGGTCTAAATTATAAGTTTTAAATGTTCCGTCTGAATAAACGAATTGAACGTTAAGCCTTTTTTCAATTTGGGAAGGCTCTCTATACATTTTTATAGATATAGTATATTGTTTATTTTCCTCCCCTTTTACATCAAGAGTAAAATTAGTTGAATTATCAGTAAATTTATAACATTTTCTATCATTAAAACTTACTATTTCACCACCAGTTAATTTATTATAATCAAATAAATTTTTATTATGTGATAAAACACTAATTTTATACTTATCTCCAACTTTCTCATCTTCTCCAAAGCTTTTTAATCCTTCAAAAAAGCTAGGTATTTCTTTATTTGTCCAATCTCCTTCAAGAATCATTATTTTTTTTGATAAAACAAATTTACCTCTTAATCTCTTAGGGGTATTCCCAACATCTTCTTTGCCATGGACATTAAATGCTATCTTTGACTTTTCTAAACTTCCTTTTTCAAAGGTTAATTTTTTTAATATAATACCAGAACCTTTTAAAACATAATCACCTTCTGGCCATGTGTTTCCTCCATTTTTTACATTCCAGTTCATAATTGATATTCCAGTTTTTTCGCCAGTTTTAATAACTTCAGTTGTATTTTCTAAAACATTAAAAATAGCAGTGTAAGTTTTACCAGCTTCACACATATCTAATGTGTCATAAATCATATTCCAATTGTTATAAGGTATCTCAAAATTATCAAAATCCCAAGTAATTGTATCATTATCACTTTTAGCTCCAGTTGCTACATATTCTCTTATCTTTTTATAATTAACTAAATTAACTAAAGTCCTACCACCAATCCTCATTCCTTCAGTTCTACCTTCTAGTGTGTTATTTGCACTTATAGAACTCCCTTCATAACTTAAAGCTTGATTACTTTTAAGTCCATTCTGTAGTTCCGTTACATCCATACGAATTTGAGGAATGTTTTGACTTCCATCCAACCCTTCTATGAATTCTTTAGTCTTTTCCAAAGAAGCTTGAAGTTCTGTATTTTTAGAAGTAGCTTCTTGGTTGGTTGCTGCAAGGTTTGTGTTAGCAGTTTTAGCTTCTTCAGTATTTTTAACAAGTTCTGAATTTAAAGGTAGTCCTTTATTTATATTATCTGATAGTTCTTCAGCTTTAGAATTTAATCCAGTTAGTGTTTCTATTTTCTCTGTAGCCTCTATATTTTTAGTATCTAAATCTTTTATAGTTTCTTTAACTTCTTTAGCTAGATCTATGTTAGATTCTAAATTTTTATTTAAAGAAGTAGCAGTAGAAGTATTTTCTAAGAGCTTAGAATTAATATTATTAGCTTCTGTTATATTAGATTCTAAATTACTATTTGCATTAGTAGCAGTAGAAGTATTTTCTTTTAACTTTTCACTTAACTTACTAGCTTTGTCTAGTATATTTTCTAAATAAGTAAAGTCTTTACTATCTGCTATTTCTCCAGCTATTTTAGTAAATATATTATCCTCTACAGTTAATCCAAATGTTGCTGTATGCTCTAAGAATCCATCTGCTCCATAAATAGCAAGCTGGCAAGAATAGACACCATCTTGTTTAGATATTCTATTAGTTATTGGGAATGTTATTTCTCCTTGCTCTGCATTTGTAATGTTTAAATTTTCTATTACATCTCCATTTGTTGTCCCAGCCATTACATAGCCAAGTTTAACAGTCTTACCTACTAAACTTAATCTTCTTTTATTCTTTAAGATATATAGTTTATAGATTTCTGCATTATTATTGCCTTTTATTGTTTTTATTCCTTCGTTATTATAAGAATCAACATTAATATTTAGTCCTATTTCACTCATAGTTCACTCTCCTTTCTATTTTGCTTTAGTGTCCCTTCCCTCTGGATTAGTACATACTCCACTTCCATTAAAGTCATACCATTTACCTTCAATAAATAAAGTTTCCTCACTAGCCATTACTCCATCAAATTTTAGCCAATAGTAGTTAGAATCTTTATAAAGCCATTCATTCTTCTTTAATGCTCCACCTTTACCAGCATAATAATAGTTAGCCTGGTATTCATAAAACTCTTCTTCTGCCATTAATGTATTAGACTTAATTAAATAAGTATTATTGTTATAATAAATAAGTTTAGGCTCTATAACCATTTTGCAATTTTCATCTATCCAATAATAGCATGGCTTTTCGTTAAAAGTGCCTTGAATAAAGCAATTTCTATCTAAGGCACCTGAAGAACTTGCGTGATAATCAATCCCATCATGTTTTATCCACTCATTTTTAGCAATAAATCCATCATCTTTTACGAAATAGAAATCACTCTTATAAGGATATATTCCTTTGGTTGCAATTCCCCCAGCTTCATTAGTCATTTTGTATTTTCCACTATAGTAATCTAGGAATTGAAGTGGTAATTTATACTCATGACAGCATGGATAAATAGCTCCTCTAGTTATCTTAAATACTGTCATATCGTTATTATCATTACTGTAGACTTTACCGCCATACTTCAAGCACTTTAAAGCAAAGTTTTTTATTATATCTTTCTTATAAACATCTAATCTATCTATTAAACAATACCTAGCTTGTAACTCTTCAAATCTTTTATCACTATTCCCACCATCAGCTCCGTGATGAGAAAGTTTATAAAGGTCTATTTTACCTATTCTATTCTGCAAATGAGACTCGGTAGCTGTCGTACTATCACCAGGGAATAGGCTTTTAGTTCCATGAGATACTAGAAGATAATTAACACTCATACTATTTTCATTTGTATAGTCATAGAATTTACTTGCAAAAGCTTCTATATAGTCATTTTTACCTATTTTAAATTGTTGGTCATTAGCAACTATCTTTTGCACATTGAATTTATCTGCAGCTGCCAACATTCTATCGTGATATCCTTTAGTGTCCCATTCTTGCTCTACGCTTGGCAACCTAGAATAATCTATACTGTCTTTATAAACGATAAAGTCAGGTCTATATTTTTCTATAATGGCTGGTGCATTTCCAATATGGTCGCTATGATCATGAGTAGCAAAGAAGTATTTTAATTTAGTTACTCCAATCTTATCTAATTGTTCTATCATAATCTGATAGTTTTCTTCCATGAAGCAATCAATCATACTAAAAGTTCCATCATCCGCCTTTATGACTATACAATCTCCGTAGGAACCTTCCTTATTTTTAAGATTATAGATAATAGTTTCTGTATTATCTTGCATCCTTTCTGCTGTATAATCTAATTTTTCTGTTATTTTAGCTATGTTAGAAGCATTTTCTTTACTTCTTACTTCAGTAGCATTAATATTCCCAACTGTCTTTAAAGCTTCATCTAGTGCTTTATATTCATTAGTTCCTTCAATAGCATTACATGTCATTAAGTCAGGAGAAACTATCAAATTAAATCTATTAGAGCTAAGAATACCTCCATTGTCTGTATAAATTTTCAATTTATATTCTGTGGTGCCAGGCACTAATAAAGAATCTGTCAATTCTAACTGTGCAATTCCTTTGGCTCCATCTATTATAGTAAGGTTATTAAATATTTCATTTCCTTTACTATTGATAGCATAAACTCTAACAATACAATGGCTTATATCTAAAATCTTATTAGTTGCTATAAATTTAAAATCTATAAAGCGTGTTTTAACATCATGCTCTATTGCTTTAATCTCGATTAACTCATCTCTATCTATATAAACTGTTTTAGTCTGTATATATTGCATAATACCCTCCTTTCTAAAATAAAAAAGAGTAGAAATTAATCTACTCTAAATAACTTGTCATAAATATTTAAAGTTAAAACCTTTATATTGAGGTTTTTTATTGTTACATACAAGTGATATTTTACTTGTTAATAATTTAACTCCAAATAACTCCTCACTTTGTCTTGATAATTCAGCACATGAATTAAATATTCCTAAGCTTTGATTATCTTTAAAGATTTCTACTTTTTTACTACTAGCTTTACCTGAGTTGATCCCGCATTTTTTTAATTCTTCTTTCCCACTGTATTGACACCAACCTAATTTAGTACCTTTATTAAGGTATTCAACAACAGTTCCTCTAGCAATATTAAAATGTTTTCCAATATTAACTGTACCTTCTTCTTCTATTTTATTATTCCAATATTCACATACTTCTTTAACAATATTCTTACTTGCAAATTCAGCACATTTGTTCCAATTAATTTTACTTAAATCAAATAACTCATTTAATTTTGAGTTAAGAATTGAATTCTTAATCCATTCTAAATTACTCTCTCTACAATCTAATTCTATATAATGTTTAACACCATTTTTAAAAGCCATTTCTTTTTTATATTTATCATTAGATTGTTCCTCCTCTAGTGTTCTAGCTTTAGCAATAGTAAATTTTCTACTATAATGTTGACTTCCATGCGTTTCAACGATACAATTGAAATCTTTAATATAGAAATCATACCTTTTATTATCTATCCATTTAGGTTTATATTCTATTTCAAAATTAATATTCAGTTGTTCTAATACATTCATAACAAATTTTTCAGGATATGACTTCCCGTCTCCACAAGAACAACTTATTGATTTTCTATTATAAATCTCCTTTATAACAATCTTCTTTTCTTTTCCACAATCAGGACAAGTAATAGTTATCTTTTTACCACTACCACGAGAATATTTCTTGGAATCTTCTTCAGATATACCAAGGTCGCACATCCATCTATCTGTGTCCCATATTGTATTGATACCTAATACTGTTTTTTGTGGTGGAACACTACATATAGGACAACCGTAACCTTTTAATAAATTGGTTGGAGCAATTTCCCATTCATATTTTTTACAGTTGTCACAATTATGTCTTACTAATATTTTCGTTTTCCAATTTTTATATTGTCCTAACACAATATATTCGCCATGAAATTTATTTTTTACTTCTTCCAAAAATTCTCGATGTGTTTTCGCTTTGGTCATTTACTATTCCATCTCCTCATAAACAACTGATTATTCCATATTATAACATAGGGTGATATCAAAAAAATTATAATATTTTATTTTTACATTAAACAATTTGTCCTATTTTTAAGCTTGGCGCAAAGTTAACTGGAGTACCATTATATCTAAGCTCTATATGGCTATGTGGGCCTGACGAATTGCCAGTTGAGCCTGACTTAGCTATAACTTGTCCTGCTTTTACTGTATCACCCTCATTTACTAATAACTCTGAATTGTGAGCGTAAATAGTGACTAATCCACCTCCATGGTCTATAAATAAATACTTACCATAAGAAGTAGTTAACTCTCTTCGCTTTATAACAGTTCCACTTTTACTAGCTCTTACTGGAGTACCTTCTGGAACCCCAAAATCTGTACCACTGTGTGGAGCACCACTAGGATAATGTCCAAAGAGTGCAGTTACTTGTCCACCAGTAACGGGAATAATCCATCCGTTACCATAAGCATTATTTACTGTTTTAAAATTGCCAGTAAAACTTGGGAAATATCCATCTCCCTTTACTGTACCTATTTGACCTCCGTGTGCATTTAAAATACTAATTGGTGACATAATATAATTAGCATTTTTAAACATTTCAGCTTCTTCCTTTCTTCTACGCTCTAGTCCATCTTGAAAAATTGTACCTGGCATAGTTGCATATGTTAACCAATCATTATAGATACTATCTAAACTAGCACCATCTTTCCATGCCCTATACATTCTAGAGTTATAATAGCCTGTGTTATAACACAAATCTACAAATGCATCAAAAACATTTATAGGAACTTTACTAAGGTCTAAACCATCTTTAAGCATTTGATTTTTAACTAAAGAACCATATTTGTCTGGCATTAATTCAAATAAAACTTTAGATGCAGTTTCTTCGCTGCATGGTGCAGGACCTAATTTAGCAAAATATGTTGGTTCATTTGCTTGAGTAACTCCATAACCATATGTTATTTGTCCATCTCCAATATTTCCTGGATATTGTTGTAGTCCTTCTATCCCCTTAACGTATCTGAAATATTTTCGAGAAGGAATTCCTTTAGATACATTTCCTATGTTATCTATTCCTCCGCCACCAATTCCAGCATTGTTAGGATCCAGTATTACTTGACCATTACTATTTTTAATAACTCCGTTTAAAGTTATATCGCCTGAATTAGCATCATAATAAAATGTATTTTTCTTGCCAATTCTAACACCTCTATCAGAAATTACTATTTCATTGTTTTCGGTAGTTAAGTTTATATAATGGTCTCCAACCATTATGTTATTTTTGCCATTATCGGACCTAATATCTATGTTATAAACTTTATTTCCTTTAAAATCTACTTCTTCATATATTCTTACTGGCTTTCCACCTGAATCTTCTAAAATATTGTATTTATCAAATTCGATATACGAAGGTACGCTAATAGAATCTTTTTTTGCATATCCTAAAGCTAAAGCACTATCGATATCATTAGATAAACCTATAAGGGGTTTATTTTCATCATCTCCTTTAATTAGTGCCATTAAGCCACCTATGAAGTCTCCATTCTTTTTCCAATTAAATAGTTTAATCATATTGTTTTCGATTAATATAGCATCTTTTCCATTGTTTCTAAATAAAGCTCCTCCAGGTTTATTTAAATCAATTTCAAAAGAAGCATCCATATTTTGAATAAGAACTGTTTTTAACTTGCCTATTAGCCAATCTGCCATGGCAAATCCACCACCAATAAAAGTATTCCAATCCCAATCACTATCATCAGGTAACCTTTTACTAGCTATCATTAATCCCATTGAACCTATAGCACAAGCCCCATAGGTTTTAGAACCTTTTATTCTATCTTCAAATAGCATAGCTAAGACGTGTTGCGGTTGTGAAGCGTCTCTCATAGCTTGAAACTGAGCTTTAGTAGCATGAATTATTCCTGAAAGTTCTTCACTTTTAACTGAACCATTTTTGTTTAAAATTGCATTAACTTTTTGAGTAGTATCACTTTGATTTTGGAAATAATTTTTTACTACTTCGCCTATGCTTACATTAATGTATTTTTCTTTTAAAATATCCCATTCATAGCCTATACAACGCACTCTAATATTAACATCTAAATCAGTATGATTAGCTATAAGAGTATCACCTAGCCCTATATCAACTAAATTTTCAATATATTTATATTTTTCTGTATTAGATAATGCAGCTACTTTAACATTTCCTGTTATAGTAGGTTTATCTAATCCACCTTCAAAAAGCTTTCTACATTCTTCTCTTAATGCATTATAAAGTTCTTCTTCAGTTTCAAAGATTATGCTTCCATCATCATTTTCTTCAGTTTCATTTTGTAGATCTCCTTTAAATTTTAGATTATTAAACTCAATATACTTTTCATATATGATTCTATATTTATTAATTAAAGGACTATCTATAAAAAGTTCTGGAAGTCTCCTACCGTTAAAGGCAACCGGTTTAATCCTAGTAACTATATCTTTTCTATTTTCCTTAAGTCCTAAATCAACCATATTGGTTCCATACAGAATTTCAAGACCTTTATCTTCTCCAATACGTTCATTTACATAAACATCGAAATTATCCAGGAATATCTCTCCACCCCATCTATTTATAATACTATTATCTCTGTTACTTCCATTTATAGCTTCAATTCTGTTTTGCTTAACAAAATAACAAGTATTAATCTTCTTAATATTAGAGTGGCCATTAAATTTAGTATCAGCTAATAAGATATTTAAAGCTCTTTGGCAATTGCAATTAACTGCTCTTATGTCTTCTGTAGTAGAGTAATATAAATCAAAGAAAATATGTCTTGCCTTAATTTTAAGGCCAGTAGTTAACATAGTTTTATCTATATTGTAAATTGGAAATAACTGTCCTTCAGAGTAAGGTGTAGGAGCTTTTATAACTCCATTTCCATTTATTAATTTCCATCTGCCTTCTTTATCGTAGGGGTGGTCTATCTCTATTTCACATATACCATTAAGAGATATTTTAAAAGTTGCTTTATTAGGTTTTAAAGTAACATCACCGTCAAATTCATAATTGTTATTATCTCCACTGTAATATTCAATACTCATACCTATAAAGTCCTCCAATTAGGAATCATGGTAAAAGATTCTAATGTAGTTCCAGGAGTTAATTCATAACTTAAATTATTATCTCCAGGAATAAGCTCTAAATCTTCCCATTTCCCTTTTTTTCTTTTGCCTTCGATTTTTCCATTTCTTAAAGTTAATTTTCTAGGAATATCTATAATTATTTCATCTGCTAAATCAATAGTTACTACCTTTGAATTTATATTTAATTTAATGGTTCCATTACCAACGATTCTATAAACTGGTTCTGCACTAAGTGGGAATTCATTAAAAAGATTATTTTCAAAATCAATTTCGCATTCGCCATTAACTAAGTAAAGGTACGGGGAACAAATAAAATTAATTGTAGCAACTCCAGAGATTTGAAATTGTGTTTCAAATTCTTTAAGATCTATCATCTTCACTTTATAAAAAAAATCTAAATCATCTGAAAAAATAAGATGGTCATCTTCTATAATAGACAACCATCTTTTAATCTCTCTATATTTAGTTTTAATCATTTTTTTATCAAGAATATCAATTTTTACAGGAATAGTTATATCTTCATAGCCCCCTTCTACTTCAACTTGATCTTCTCCACCTGGTATTTTTATAGTAGATTGTTTTTTCTGTGGGAATGGAATTATAATTTTATCTAAAATCTTTATTTTAAAACCATACCAAGAATTTTTATTATTAAAATTAAAAGATACTGGTCTATGCAAAGCTAAACTCACCTCCTGTACTTATTGTGTAACTGTCTTGGCTTTCACCTATATTTTCGATAACTTTTTGTGTTGTATGTCCTGCTAATTCTTCACTATCTAAATAATTTTTATTTTCGATATTTAAAATAAATTTTCTTGAATTATTTTCAGAATCATTACTATTTTTATTAATAATTTCATTTGAACTTCTTGAAACAACTGTAGCTCCTAAACTTTGTGATTCATAAGCAACCTTAGCTTTCATTTCTCTAGTTAAATTTAATAGCTTTTCCTTCATATTGCTTTGTAAGTCTGGCATTGTTTTATCCATACCAACTTCTACACCAGGCATAATCCATTTACCAACTTCATCTCTCATTACACGAGAAGGTGAATGAATTCCAAGTGCTGCTTTAGCTCCATCAACTATACCACTAAAGAATCCATTTACTTGTCTCATGAACCAGTTTTTAGCGTTAATGATACCTTGATAAAGCCCTTCTACAATGTGTCTACCTATATCAACCATTTTACCAGGTATAGCTTCTACTGTATTAACTACAGAATCAACTAACTGTTTAGCTGAATTTACACCAGCATTCCATAAATCTCCTCCCCAATTTCTAACTTTAGAAATTGTATCACTTAGCCAAGTCCAAATTCGACCTGGTAACTTTGAAAAATAATCTATTGTATTATTCAAAAACTCTGATGCTATTTGACCAGCTTTTACGCCCATGTCGAAGCCCCATTGTTTTACCTTGTTAAAAGAATCAATTAAATAAGTCCAAATTCGACCTGGTAATTGAGAAAGCCATGTACCAGTATTAACTAAGAATTCACTAGCTATTTGAGTAGCTTTAGTTCCCATTTCAAGACCCCATTGCTTGACTTTATTTATGGAATCTACTAACCAAGTCCAAATTCGACCAGGTAATTGAGCGAACCAATTAGTAATATTATCTATCCAAATAGGCACGTTAGTAGTAATGTAATTAAACATATCTACTCCCCACATAATAAGTTTTGTAACTACAAAACCTAAAGCAAATCCTATATGATGTGGAAGTTCTGAAAACCAATTAGCTATACTTTGAATCCAACTAGGAATAGTTTGGGTAAAAAATATCCATACTTCATCGCACCAATTTTTAAATCTTGTAACTAATTCACTTCCGAATTGAGCTATGGAATTTTTTATGTATTCAAAACCGTTAACGAAGAAATCTTTAATATTAGTTACTAAATTATCTATAAAATTTCTAAAACCTTCACAGTGCTTATAAGATAGCGCGAAAGCGCCAATAAAAGGATTAACTATAAATAATAATATCTCTTTCCAATCTTCTTTAAAGAAATTAATTACTTTTTTAAATGCATTTGGTATTGTTTCGGTAAAGAAATGTGATATACCATTCCAAGCTGCAATGCAAGCTTCCTTTATTGCTTCCCACATTCCAATCCAAAAGTTTCTAAATCCTTCTGATGTTGTCCATAGATAAGCAAAAGCTCCAACTAAAGCAACTAAACCTATTATTAACCACGTTATTGGGAAACCTAAAAAAGCTAGGTTAACATACCATTGTGCAGCTGCTTCTCCTAAAGTTTCTACTTCTAATAATCCAAATACTGCTGCAAGGCCTTGAACTAACGGGATTATGCTTGAAATAATACTATAAGCTTTAAATCCTAAAGCTAAACTCCCAATTACAGTTCCTAAAAAAGCAATAGGTTGAATATGTTCTGCTACCCAACCACCAAAGTCTAAGAGTGAAGGAATTACTACTGTAATTAATAAACTTCCTATATCTGAAAGCAAATTAACAAGTGGGCTTAATTGAGGAAGCATTTTATCAACTGCTCCAGTAAATCCATCAGTTCCAACTAAAGTAACAAAGTCCTCTAGTTTGGGTAAAAATGAACTTAATGAGTTTTTCATATTGTCAAACCAATCTTTAGTTAAATATCCCCATAGAATACTAAGATTATCTTCTAAAGTAGACATCATACCATTAAAAGTTTGAGATTGAGCTTCCATAGCTCCCTTTGTTTTATTTGCCATACTATCTATAGCTTTATTATAAACATCAGCCGTAACCTTACCTTGAGAAGCTAATTTTTTAACTTGAGATACTGGAACTCCCATTACTTCTCCAAGAGCCTTAAAGATGGGAATCCCTCTATCTTGTAAAATATTTAAATCTTCTGTATATGCTACTTGAGCTTGTTGTACTTGTGCATATTGACGAACCATTTCTTTTAATGAATCTTCTTGTATTCCAAAAGCACTTCCCATATCACCGAACTTAGTTAACTGATCAAATAAAGCTTGGCCTTTAAAATCAGCGTTTGCTAATTGTTTGGCCATGGTATCCACGCCCATTTTGCTAAATGGAGTTTCGGCTGCATAATCTGTTATTTCAGCCATCATTTTGGAAGCTGCTTCATGACTTCCAAGGATAGTTGACCACGCAACTTGGGCTTGTTCTGATAAAGCATTATATTCTATTCCAGTTTTATAAACAGATGTAGCATAATCTTTAATTCTATCTATAACAAAAACACCTGCTAATATTCCAGCACACTTACGAGCTAATGATGCAATAGATTCCATATCTGCTTTAACTTTTTTTGTTCCATTAGAACTTTCTCGGTCTATTTCACTCCAAGCTTTTTTCCAAGCTTCAGAAGAACTCATACCCGCTTTTTTATACTCATGTGCTAACTTTGCAGCTTGTTTTCTTATATCTCCAACACCTTTTTCTGCACCTTGATTGTCTATCTTGGTATCAATAACTATAGTTCCATCTGCCATTAAATCACCTACTTTCTATTTAAAAATAAAAAGTAGGCATTGGCTCACTACTTAGTGTGTGGCTCTAAGCTCTATCTTTTTTTTATATTTATTTTTATAATTTTTTTACAACGACAGCATTTAATTTCTAATTTCCCTAATGTAATTGAAGCTTTTAGTAAAAGCTGATTACAACAAGGACACCTTATTTCATCCGTATTAATCAACTCCAATAAAAAAACACCTACATAAGTAGGTGTTTTAAAATTTATTACAAAATTATTTCTCCATTTTCGTTTATATTTAAAGTTAAAAAATTATTATTATATCTTTGTATAAATTCTCTTGCAAATTTATCAGTTGTTCCCATCCTAAATATAATAGTTTTGATATCTTTTTTATCTTTACCATAATAACCTAAATTTAAAAAATATTCATTCTTTTGTTTTATATCAGTTTTAGAACCAGATAATCCACCAAGGAGTGCACCAACTGGTCCAAATAAAATATCTCCTGCAAGTCCTCTTGCTAGAACAGATTTTTTCTTTGTTTCTATATTAGTTTTATCAATAATGTCAAAAGATATTATTTTCTCATGTTTTATTTTAAAAGTATTTAAAACTTCAACTTTTCTTTTTAATATTCCTTTAATATTTACATTTTCTATTATTAAATATTCATTATCAAAGGATAAGATACAATGAGATAAGTATTCAACATTTGGTAAACCTTGTAAAAAAGTTGCTCCTATTTTTTCATAATTAAATTTTCCCATTTTTATTTCCTCTTTCCTTAAAGATTTACCATAATTATACTACATTTAACATAAATTTAAAACCTTACCTTCCATTAGTGCATCTTCAATAGCTCTTAACTTTTCATCTTCTGCTTTATTTTTTATATTAGGTAGTGCATAAAGTTCTTGCATTTCTTTATAAAATTTTCTTTCTTCTTTATCTTTTATTGTATTTAAATCCTTAGCTCTAAATTTCATTATTTCAACTATCTTATTGTCTTCTGAAAGTCCCTTAAACATAGCTTTAAACTTCCACCAATGTAAATACTCTATGTCTTGTAAATCAATCTTATATTGGCTTAGAAAAGCACTATAGATATATTCATCATCATATTCAAATGAATATATGTTTTTTTCTTTTCTTGAAGAACTACCATTTTTTTTAGAATTTACTTCTTTATCTTCTCTTCCACCACCATAAAACCACATTATTTTATTTAATGCTTCTTCAAAATTTTCAGGTGGAGGTAATTCAGGAAAATATAAATCAAGTGCTTGGATAAACTTAATTTCTGTAGAAATATCTTCATCAAACATTAATAACTCAAATAAAATGGAAGTACGAAAATCACTCCTAATTTTATAATTAACTCCATTTATTTCTACTTCTTCAGGAACTAAATCTATTAATATATTCATTATTTTTTATTTTTCTTATTATATCTATTATTTCTTCTTTCAGCCCTGTTTGGAGAATATTTTTCTCTAGTAGCTTCTATTTCCTTTTTGAATTCAGAATCCTGTTCTTGCATTCCAATAGTTATTTCTTCAAAAGCTTTTAACGCTAATTTCATATTAGTTTTGCCTTTAAATACTTTTTCTGCGGAGCCTTTACCAAAGATGTTATCCAAACAATCACTTACAATTTTAACTGTATATTTAATCCCTTCAATTCTATTAAAATTTCTTGGTGGATTTTTTAATGCTGCAACAACTTTATTCATTTCTTTTTGAGCTTTTTCCACATCTTCAAGATCATATGCATCAAATTTAAATTCTACTCCATTTATTTTCATAATAAATCACCTCATAATTTTACTTTCCTTTAGCAGTAAACCCTTCTGTAAATTCCTTTGTACTTACATTAAAGGTACCAACAACTAAATCACCTTTAGTTAATAGCTTTCCTTTAGCACTCATTTCTCCATCTTTAGCCCCAAATTCATCTACTTGTATAGCAACGCTAAACTTCCTAGCTCTAAAAGAACTTTCTGCTTGTGCTGGCTTATCTAGATCTACTCTTAAATATTCTGTTTCAGCATCCGCTCCAACCTTATGAGTTTCTCCTATATCACAAATGAATTCTACTGCTTTTTCATCTCTTATTTGGTCAGTTTCATAAGAAAACTCTGCTTCGTAAGAAACTATTGAAGATGTTGGAGATTTGTCATTTACATATTGCTTTTTATTTGTCTTTGCGTTTGGACTTTCATTAATATCTGTAAATCCAGTTCCCATTAAAACGAACTCTTCTCCAACTTTTAAATAATCCGCAACTAATATTCTATTTCTTATGGATTTTGCCATTCTATCTACTTCCTTTCTTCTATATAAATTAATCTTAATTGAATTTGATATTGAGCCTTGTCAACATCAGTTTGAAAAGCATAGCCATTACTGGTTACTTCTAGCTTTTCAGAACTTCTTCCGTTATCAAGTAAAGGTAACTCCCCTTTAACGTTCATTTCTTCAATCCACTCTGCAAATTTTTCATAAAAATTTATATTATCTAGATTGTTAAAAACATCAGGGCCATAACTCTCTCGACTTGAAAAAATAAAAAGTTCTTGTTTTTTACAAGAACCATCTACATATTTCTTTATGATTGGATTACAAGGGACTTTTTCAATGGAATAAGTAGTGGATTCTTTATCAAGATAATCAACCCCTATTCTTATAGCTCCTTCAAATTCCTCTAAATAAGGACACTTTTTAATAAAATTTCTTATGCTTTCTATTACTGTCATTTTCTCACCTCCCTTTATAATGTGCAAATTTGTACTTTATTTTTTAAAATAAAAAAAGACTTGGATTACCAAGTCTTTGAATATTCTAACTGTAAAGGGGAATATTGATTTTGAAATAACGTTCTACTATACCTTTAAACTAAAGTGTACTTTAACCTCCCTTTAGTAAGATGGGCGTTGATACTAGTTCTACTATACCTTTAAACTAAAGTGTACTTTAACCAGTATTCTTAAAATGCTGATTATATCAAGGTTATAGCCAATCACACGCACATTTTTATGATTGCTTTTTATGGCGTTTAGTGAGAATTAACTCATTTTCTTAAAGTTAATTATTAAACTCACCTCTAGGCTGGAGAATCAACCTTTATTTTAAGATACTAACTAAATAGTATCTTTTATATATTCTTTTATAATTTTATCTATATACGGGATAGCAATATTTTTACTAGCATTAATATCGGCATTTTCTTTATGTCCACAAATAATACATTCAAATTTAGCTTGATTATTTTTACAATCTCTATTTTCTTCATGTATATTGCCACATTTAGAACACCTTTTTGAAGTATATTGGGGATTTATAAATATAGTATTTATACCTTTTTCCTCTGCCTTATACTTGATTTTATTTTGTAAATCATAATAACTCCAATTCTTCAATAAACTTTCGCTTTGATGTTCACTAAATCCACTCAAATCTTCCATTTGAATAGTTTTAACACCATGCTTATAAGCTAGATCTACTATATATCTTGAAACTTTATGATTGTAAGTATCTTTAAATCTATTATATTTATCTCCAATATTATTTGCTTTTTTCATTCTTCTTTTATATCCATGACCAGTAGCATTATCACTTGCCCATTTAGATGATATACTTAAAGATTTCCTTCTAGCTTCAATCTTTTGTCTATAATGGATTAATTCAGTTCCATCTATTGTTTGCTCTTTAAAACACATATTTTTATATTGATGTTTTTCTATATCATAAATACTCATAGTAGCAACTTTAGTTATTCCTAAATCTATACCCATTACTAAATTATCATTTAAAACTTTTTCTAGTTTATTTTCAAATGTATAACTTATAGCAAACATCCATTTCTTTTTACGCTTATTATAAGTTATTTGAATAGAACCTTGTTTATATGTTTTGTCCATAATTCTAGTTAAAATAGATTTTGAACTACCATCTATTTTAGGGAATGTAAATAATATTCTCTTTATACCTAACTCTTGTTGTTTGGTTTTACTAAAGAAACTTATTTCTATTCCTAATCCTTTTGGTGTATCAATTATTGAGTATGCTCTTTCTCTTAGCATTACTGGAATATCTCTTTTAAATTGTGATAGTGCTACATTACCTTTTAGTAACCCTGCTTTTTTATCATTTTTATATCTATTGCTTACAAACTGACTAATACAATCAGTTGCATAACTTGATATTCCATCACCCAATATTTCAGATATTCTATTAGCTACCCATGATTTAAAGGCTTTCCCGTATAATAATTTATCGTCTTCCTTAGGTATTCCAACATCTTTTTGAATAAAGTTTTGCATATCATTAGAATAATAGTAAGTAATAGCTCTATTACAAGCTAACCAAGTTTTGTACTGGATATCTCTTAGTTCTTTGAAGAACTTATCTTTTTCAAGAGAATTTTCTTTAGCATATTCTCCAGCTAACTTAATACATTTTGTAGCCAAATTAATCACCACCTTTTATCCCAAAGCAACAGTAGATGTTGAACTTTTAGAAGTTAAAATTCTTACACTCTCTGTAAAGTTTTCTAAATTTCTCAATATAGCTAAATCATTTATTTTTTGGATATTTCGTATTATATATTTTTTTAACTCTAGTATCTCTTCTTCTTGTTTAGCTGAATTATATTTTACATATAGGCTTAATAGTTCATACTCAAATTCTAGTAACTCTATATATTCTTTTTCTAGAATTTTAGTATTTGGTATCTTTTTAAGGTCTTTTTCGGTTTCTAGTTTTAAAGCTTTTAACCTTTTATAATTCTCAAACAAATTTTTTGAACTTAAAAATTCTTCGTTACTTAAATAATCATCCATGTTTATACTTCCTTTCTACTGGTTTAATACCTTGTAAAGTCTTATACTTTCGTTTATTTGTGATAATTTTGTTTAATAAACTCCTTTACAGGTACAACCACAAAGGGTATAATTATTTTAAAGCATGGTTGTAGCCCTTAGTGGTTGCGACCTTTTATTTTTTCAATTTATGAATAGCCCTTCTTGTACCTTCTGCTCTACTGACATTATTTTCTTTGCAATAATCATCTAATATCTTTAGAGTTTCATCATCAAATCTTACTGCAATTTGTGTTTTTTTAGGTCTTTCTGTAGGTCTACCCATTTTTTTAGGAGTTGTTATTTTTCTCACCTCCTTTTGCATACCAAAATTATAATACTTTTGGTATGCAAAAGTCAATACATTAATTAAAAAAATTATATTTTTTAATATTTATTTTCTTTTTCCTCCAACAAAGCTCGCAACCTTATCAATAATCTCATCTTTATGATCTGCAAATCCCCGTTTGTCCCATAGCTTCCCCCTTTGGCCATTACGGTTTACTCCACCAATTCCATTACCTTTGTTTTGATAATATTGTTTTCTAGCATATGGAGCGTAATAAACTATATTATCTACATTTACTTTTACATCTAAATCTTTAAGTGTTCCACTTTTAAAAGGAACATAGTTATTAAAGCAAAGAGCACATTCTTTAGTAAACAATTGTTGAGCTGGGCCACCATCTTGTAGCTTTCTTTTGGCCAAGATATCCTTTGTACTATTTATTTCAATTCGAACATCCATAAATACTACTTACACCCCACTTCAAAGTGCTCTGAAAATTTAGAAATTGCCAAAATGCATACTACATCATCATAATTTTGTTCTAAATTCTTTATTGTAAAAGGTTTTTGACTAGTTATTTCAAAATCAATATCTCCCTTTACAATTAAATCACCTATATCTAAAGTAAAATAATTTTCTCTTTCTTCAGGTCCTAATCTTCTAAAAGCTTTAGGAGAAATATAATTATCAAGTTTATCTATAAAAATTTTAATGCTAGAATCAAGTACCAATCCTTTTTCTTTTATGCTACCTTCTTGTTTTTCTTGCCAATCCACATTCTCTATAACAGTTCTTTTATAACAATCTCTTTCTAAAGTATTGTCATAAAATTTGTTATAAATAGTTATAGCTGCATTTGGGAATAAAACCATTATCCCATTAACCTAACATAAGGAGTTGGTAGCATAGCTTTAACTTCATCTGTAAAAATAACTCTTCCTGTAGAAGAAGTACTTTTATATTCAACACTTCTTTCACCTTCTGTTATCCTTACAATTCCATCTTTATATTGTTTAGATTGATGATACAAATACGTATCTAGTACTATTTGTTCTATAGCATATTTAAAATTTTTAATAGAATCACTTTCACTAAAGTTTTTATTTAGATAATTATTAATTTGATTTATAGCTCTTTTAATTAAAAGTTCTAACTTACTAATTGGAGCCTTTGGGAGATCTATTAATAAATCTTGGATAATTTCATTCATATAATCACCTCAAATTGAAAATAGATTTATGAAAGAGTTACAGTTGCAATTCCTAAAGAAGCCCCACTTTTAAGTGTTGGTAAAAATGTAGTAGCAGCCTTAGTATATCTAGCTACTGGATCAGTTGTTTTTTCAACGCCTACGAAGATATTACCTACCATTTTAGCTTCATCTATTTGGTTAGATCCTATTAATTCTATTTCTTCCGCAGTTAATCCGTAGATAGATTCACCTAATTGGCCAATTTTAAAGAATGACATTACATTGTCTGGAATAAATTGTTTCGATTCATATTTACCATTTTTCAGTTGTACTCTATAAGAATCGTTATCTCCGTAAACTTGTAACTTAGGTAATCTTAATGCCTTCATTTTTGCATTTAATGTATCTATGTCTAATATAGATTCAAAATTAATTCCTAATATAGCTTTCCTAACGGAAACACAAGCGCAGATCTTATCAATTATAGCTTCTGATGTTAAGATTGTATCAGGTGCAAAACCACTAGCTTTCTTAATAGCTCTAGTCATCTTCTTTATGTCATCGAAAGGTTTAGCAGTAGCTTCATCGCTCCAATCAAAAGTTAATTTATTAGTTCTAGGAACTTTATAATCTAATTTTATTGCTAATCCATTTTCATTTATATTTATTTCTCCAGTAGTTAAAAGCTCCATTCTCATAGCTTCAGCTCTAGTTTTTACTGATTCAACCATTGTTTCAGAATCATTAAATAGCTTATCTATTGCCATGTCTTGTTCCATTTTAGTTCTAGGTGAATTTATCATTATGATATCTTCTTCACCTATTCTTATTTTTCTTTTTATTAATGCTAATTTAGCACCACCAGCTTCTAATGCTTCTCTACTTGCTAATTCAGTTGCACTGTCAAAAGCATGTACAGATGCCGTTACTGGTAAACCGTCTGCTCCTGTTATAATGTCTAGTTTAATTCCTTGTATCTTTTTAGGTGGAAATAAAATTTCTCCTATTCTTGGTGGAATTACAACATCCTTATAATAATTTAAAACTGTATTACTATTAAATAATTCATCTATTCTTGCCATTAATATCACTCCCTATCTAAATGTTATTTTCTTTAAAGCACCAATTGCAGCTTCTTCAGGAGCAACTGGTAATCTATCTTTTAAAATATAACCTTCAACTATAACGGCACCAGGTTGAGGTCCATTAGTAACATCAACTGAATTTAATAAAATTCCTACAACTGTAGCATCATTTTTTATAACTCCAGATGCATCTACAAGTGATCCTTTAGGGACTATTTTAAATCCTTCTTGATCAGCTTTAACTCCACTATCTGAAATTGTTGAAGTAAAAGAAACTAAATTCTTTTCAGTTGCTAAAATTTCAACATCATTTTTATAAATTGTCTTTTTATTATTAATAAACATTAATATTCCTCCTTTTTACCAACCTTCCGGTTTAGTTAATTCGCTTTTTTCATTTCTTCTTTTAGCAGCTTCAGAACCTAAGTTACTGGTAGCATTTCCACCATTACCACCAGGAATCCACGAACTTGCCCCCAATCTTTCATCGACTTGTTCTGAAACCCACGGATTTATTGTTTCGATAAAAGAATCTAAGTTAGCTTTAGTTTTTTCTAAATCTTCACCCAAGAAATTTTCTACTAAATTGCTAGGTATTTTCTTTTCATTAGCATATTTAATAGCTTCTGTAATTAAATCTTTTCTAGCATTAGCTTTTTGTTCATCAGCTAACTTCTTTTCAAGTTCTAAGATTTTCTTTTGAGTTGGATCTGTAATTAAATCAGGATATTTCTCCTGGATAAATGGTTCTAATTCTTTTTCAAGGTTATTCTTTTTCCATTCTTTCAATCTTTTCTCAAAGTCTTTCCCTCCTTCCCCATTAATGAAGTCTTTAAATTCTTTTTCTTTCAGCTTTCCTTTAAAAGCTTCTAAAGTTAAGCCGTTTTTAATAAATTCTTTGACTAAATCTGTACCTTGTAAGATTTCATCAATAGAATCTTCATCATTAACGTTGTTTAATAACGCCATTAATTCTGATTTTTTCATCTTCTTACCTCCTTATTTTTCAAAAAAAAGCCTTATTTCCAAGACTTTGATAAATCAGTTGGGATTTTATTTAATATTTTCTCTGAATAACTAAAAGGTTCTTCGGAATCGAATCTAAAATCTTCATTTAAATTTACATCTTTATATTTAGAGTTCCATTCTTCTACTAACTCCTTAGCCTTTTCTTCTGAATCTACAACTGAAAAGATAAGTCCAAAATAATTGTGACCATCTTCAGTTACATCTCCTTCTATTACATAAACCTTCATCTAGCAACACTCCTAACAATTACATTAAATATACTAATATTTATCTTATAAAGAAACTTAATGCTAACCATAAAGATATCCACCATAAAACATTATGTATTTTCTCTAAACTTTTAATAATATCTTTATTGTCCATTATCTAACCTTCTTTTTTTAACAGCAAAGTTTTCCCACTTCTTATATGCATCAACATACATTTCCTTCTTGTCTCCATTATAAGTACACTCATAATACATTCCATCAAATAAAGTAGTACTTAATAGAGCTTTATTATTTTGAAGTGTTTTACAGCACCATACCATAAATACATCATCTGTTGTAATTTCTTTTTTATCTGTCTTATCTAAATGTTTATTTGTATAATTGCATACTTCTTTTTTACACCAATCTAAAAATTCTTTTTCATTCATTATTCAACTACCTCCTCAAATTAGATATTGCTTTATCTAACATTTCCCCAACTTCATCAACTGTTTGTATAAATTCAGTTGAAAATCCATTATCATTAAAAGGAACTCCAGATATATCTTCTGTAATTCTAAAGTTTTCAGAATTAATAATTATTTGAGTATGCGGATTATATTCTTCTTTTAAAATATCACTTAAAGACTTAGCTAAATCATATATTTTTTTATTTTTAATTTCAGTCATAATTTACAACTCCTTTTTGAGATTTATCTCTATTTACGAGTATATTATTTACGTATATAAATTATTTATAGTCATACTCATAGTAACACTTGCAATTTGGGTGTCTTGGAAGTGAAGGAGCATCTTTTAATTTAAACCTTTTATTATGATTGCTTCTACACTTTTTACAAGTATTGCAAAATGTTGCTTTATAAATTAATTCTTCTATTCCATTATCTTTACAATATTTCTTGAAAACTTCATCATGAACTCTTGCTACCTCAGTATTGACTAACCTTTTAGCATTATATTTACTGGTTTCAAACCTATCTTCAATATTTTTCTTGATTTCATTTACTGAAGTTTCTCCCTTTAGTAACTTTTCAATTTCATTCTGAAGTTCTTTGGAAATTTCATTATTGTTTTCCCAAATCCTTTTACTGAAAGTTGAATCTTTATACTTCTTTTTAATGAATTTTTGTGCATCTTTATTAATTAACTCTCCAGTTACTTTAGCATCTTTATTTAATTCAACCTTAAATTCTAAATCATAAAAAATAGAGCTTTCATGTAACGTATTTTCTAATATTTCCGTTACTGTAGCTCTTTCCTGCTCTGTTTCATTGGAAAACATATTTAATATTTTTTTAGATAATTTATTAGAAAGTTTATTTTGAGTTGATTTTGGAATTTTCAAAAATCCATTTTCAATGTAATATACTAATAGCAGCCATCCAATTTCATTTAAAAGCTCTTTTTTATCTTCTTCTTTTTTCTTATTTATTTCTTCAAGGTTAAAATAAGAATTTTCAAATAAGCTTTTAACAAAATCCTCAAAGTTATTCATCTTCTCCACCACCTGGTAAATCAGGATGTTTATCTATTTCTTCTTTTTGTTCTTTAGCTACTCTTTCTCCTTCAACTATTGCATTAGGAATAAAACTAAATTGAGCTCTTCCAGTTTCTTTACTTATAGTTCCTTCTGGAACTTGTGCAAGAATTTGGGCAGTCATTAAATCGTCCTGAGGAATATTAGCTGTATATTTAGGAGTTATATCCTTTGGATCATAATCTTTTCCTTTTTTAACTCTTAGATAAATACTTAAAAATTGTATTCTTGATTTAAGAATATCTTTATGTGCATTAGTATTAAGAGTACATTTATTTTCCATACTATTTAATCTAGCTCTTAATGCTAAAGAAGAAGTATTACTTTGCATCTTTTCATTAGCATTTATATGACAAGCAATTTGATAAATCTTATCTTCAAAAGTATTTAATGTATTTTGAATAAATGTATCATTTATATTTTTAATTAGCCATTCAGCATTACCATCTGGATTATTAAATTGAAGGATTCCTAATTCTTTCATCTTCTCAACATCTTCTTTATCTACTTGAGAATTTAAGAATTTTAAATAAGCATTTCTAAAATCACTTATTTCATTTGAGATATCAGATAAATTTGTTTCAAAAGCATCTTGTAAGCCCTTGATATCGGAATAAATTGTATCATTTTCTCTTTCATATGAAAGTACTCCATGAGCTACAGGAACCTTTTTGAAAATATGATTTACTGGCCCTTTTATAATTTCAAATTTATTATTTAATCTCCACATAGAATTTTTAGAATATACATCTATAAATTCTTTATTAGTGAATTCAGATTTAAAACAATGTATAAATAAAATTATTTCATCAAATTCATTTGTAAAAGCATAACCTTCTGTTGGCTTTATAATTTTAGAAGAAAAATTGTTGTCTTTATCAATATAATAAAGTTCATAAACTTCTGAAAATATAAGCATATATTTCATTAAATCAATATTATGACTTGATCTCCAATGAGATATAGTGTAATTAATATCTTTTATAAACTCCTTATTCCCTGATTACGATTCATAAGAAATTTCTTTTCCAACACTATATGAAACTTCTTCTTTTACAAACTTTTTAATATAATTAAGATTTATTTTATTATTACTTCTTGAAGTAATAAATTGATAATTTTCTATTGCATCAGTTTTTCCTTGGTAATACTGATACATCTTTTCATATTTAGTTTTTAATTTATTGAATAAATCTTGACTTCTCTTAACTAAATCCATATGATTTGAATTTGATAAATTTAATTCCACTTCATCATTTATAATTTGTTGTAATAAAATTTCATCCAAAGTACCCCTCCTTTCTTACAATCCTAAAATTTTTCTATCTAATAATCTTACTTTTGGAATATATACCTTAACTTCAGTACTAACTCCATACCTAAAAGCATCAAGTCCATGGTTATATTTATCTATAGGTTTATTAATGTACTCACCAGTTTTTTTATCTTTAATCCATGTATAATTTTTAAATTCTTCAATTATTTCTTTGCAACTAGGATGAACATAAATTTTATATTGTTGTATAAGTTGAATTCCATTAAGGATAGAATCAGGACCTTTTATTGCAGGTCGCACTCTATCAAGGCCATTAAGTTTTAACTCATCAATAGATTTTGGTTCAGCACTATCACAAGTTATAACTTCTTTTCTGAAACCTCTATCTATAATTCTTTCTGCTATATCTTTATTAGTAAGACCTTTTTCTTGAAATTCTTCGAAAATCCAAATTATCTTATCTACACTATCAATAATTGAAGCTACAAACGCAGTAGGGTCATTGGTATATCCAAAGTCTAGTCCAAATATAGCTTTAGCATTTTTATTATTGGCCAATATTTCTCTATAATCGAAATATTTTTCTTCCCAATTGGTATATACTAATTTATCTAAAGTAGCAAATTCTCCTAAAGCATAAATTCTAAAATAAACTGGATTAGTTTTTTTCATTTTTAAAAGAGCATCAACATAACTTTGTGGCAAGAATTGATTATCCTCATAAGTTGTATGAAGTACAACAGTATCTTTGCTATCATATCCATCTTTAAACCATCTTTTATAAACCCAATTTGCTTTACTTACTGGGTTGAACATGACATGGACTTGTAATAAACCATTTTGACTTCTAAGTCTTAAATCTAGCTGGTCAAAATCAAATTCATCTACTTCAGTTGCTTCTTCGACGATGATATCATCTATATTTGCTATAGATTTAATTTTTTCAGGATCATCAATACCTTTAAAAATAAAAGAACTCCCGTTAGGTAACTCAATAGTCATATCTGTTTTATTAACTTTACATTGTTCATATAACTTCCAATCTCCAAGAACACTTTTAAATAAAGCAAAAATAGATTCTCTTAAAGTATTAGAAACTTTTCTTACTACTAATCCTTTTCTCCCTGGATATTTAAGATATTTGTAAATCATTTTTTGCACTACAAAATGAGATTTACCAGAACCAGCACCACCATAATAAACATTGTATCTTATATTATAGTTTTCAAGTTGTGGCAAATAAGATTTATTAAAGCATTTCTTTGAAATAGTAAATTTCAAATTTACCACTCCTTTCTTTTGGCCTTTGTTTTGAAAAAAAATTATTGAAATATACTTTTTTTAAATCAATTAACAATTAGAATCCTACCCCTATATCACTTTTAATCTGCTGGCAAATAAAATTGATTTTATTTCTTAATTCATCTGCATAAATTAATTTTTCATCTTTACAATAAGCTTTAGTAGAAAGCCTGTACACTTTATATCCACCTTTTTTAAAGTTATTTACTTTCACTTTATCTTTATTTATTTTATTTTTATGAAATACAATTCCATCAACTTCTACCCCAAACTTATATACCCTATTTTCATTAAATACTATAATAGGAATATCTAATTCTCCAGTAGACATAACTGCATTAACTCCAACAATGACATCATAAGGTAAAATAGAATTTAAAATTTGTGAAAATTCTATCCTTGTATATTCTTCAATTTTAGATCCAAACAACTGATTTTCTATAAAACGCTCTTTCATTGTCTTTTTAAAAGTTTTTCTTATTTCTGTATAATTTCTTTTTTTAGCTGCTATCCTTTGAGCTTCAAATTTATCTCTGTTCAATCCAACCTTTTTAAAAATATTTTGAATAGCTCGTGTAGATCTATCATAAATATTAGCTATTTCTGAAAGAGACATATCATTTAAATAAAAGATATACATATCTCTAAATACCTTTTGGGCATCATGGCCATCCAATTTCAAAAGAGATTCATTTAAAACTTTTTCTTCTTCTTTTGTAAACTCAAAATTATTAATTATTGATATTAAGTTTTCTGAATACTCTTTTTTATACTCCATGATTTCCTCCCAAATAAAAAGAAGGCTACACCGTTACTGGTATAAACCTTCTCATCTATTATTTATCTTCATATTCTTTTACCAATTTATAAAACGTATTTCTTTTAAGTCCTAAAACTTCCATAGCCTTAGTAGCTGTCATTTCCCTTTGTTTCCACTTACTATAAGTTTCTTCCCAACCATCAGGGAAATCAATTTTTTTTCTACCTTTATAGGCTCCATTCTCTTTTGCTAAAGCAATTCCTTCTCTTTGTCTTTCAAGTAAGTTTGCTCTTTCAAATTCATTTATAGCTCCTATCATTGTAAGCATTAACTTTCCAGTAGGAGTTGAAGTATCTAAATTTTCCTTAATACTCTTAAAATGAATTCCTTTAGCTGCCATAGTTTCAACAAGTTCTAATAAATCCTTTGTACTTCTAGCTAATCTTGAGAAATCCCAAACATAAATTGTATCTCCTTCTCTAGCAAAATCTAACATTGCTTGCAACTCAGGTCTATTAGTATCTTTAGCTGATATCTTTTCTGTAAACCATTTGTCTATTCCATAAGGTTTTAATCCTTCTAATTGTCTTCCTTCATTTTGTTCTACTGTACTTACTCTTACATATGCTATATTCATTTAAAACACCTCAATTAATAAATTAGTAAAGTGGTTTTGAGCTAGATATTAGGTAAAAAATTTTTGAGAACTGGGAACCAAAACTCAAATCTCAATTAGAATGCTACCCCCCTCATTGGAACCACCTTCTATATTAATTATATTAAAGTGTTTATTTGAAGTCAATAACTTTTGCAAACATTTGTTTATTTTTTCTTTTTTAAATTTCAAACAAACATTTTTTTAGAGTTAAATTAGTATTTGTTTAAAATATACTCTAAACAAACACCAATATAAACTTATTAATCACCTAATTTAACCTCAATGTTCTCTACTTTCTGTGCAACTTCCTGCTTATCTACATAATTATAGTTATTTTTAAGAGTAAATATAGCTCCAACAGCACTATTCTTATTATATAAGCTTTCTTCATATTCCATTTCTATTCTAGCTTTGGCCCTTTTTACCGTGTCACGAAATGCTTGTCTCACATCTTCACTAACACTCTTTAACAGTTCGCTATCATCTTCTTCATACCTAAGCAATGTTTGCCTATTCGTATCCAAAAACCAAGCTAAGCCCGTTATAGTAATATGTTTCTTATTTTCTTTAGCCCATTCATAATAAGCATCAATTTTATTTTGTAATTCTTCTGGACTTTTAAACTTTAATGGTCTACCACCTTTATTGCTTATTCCCATATTCTCACCTCCTTCCCTATAAAACTCTAATTCCTTTATAATATTGAACTATTAAAAAGCCGTTACAGTCAGTAATCTCACCTTTAGATTTTAGCTGCTTAATTAATCTAAACTTTTTCCTTAGGTTTCTTATAATAAATAGTTTCACAAACTGTTTTAATCATTTTAATAGCTCCTTTCGCACAAAATAAAAAAGCACCTGGAACTTTTAATTAATTCCTAAGTGCTTTGTTTCTATGATACTATAATAAACCTTTCAAACTAACTAAAACAATAAGTAAAAACTAAGTAATTTATAAGTTTAAACTTATATTTATAATTTATAGTTTACAAACATAGGTATCAGCTTTTCATTTATTATTTTCTTTCTCTTATTAATTAAGTAAACATCATTTGAATTTAATCTAACTGACATTTCTTTAAATGATAACTCTTTAAAATATCTTAGTTCTATTATTTTATATTCATCTTCTTTTAAAATAGATAATATGTTAGTAATCTTTTGATATTGATTTTGCTTACTTCTTTTTATTCTTGTTAGAAATTCAATTTTTCTTTCCTTATTAATAATTTCATTTTCTACTGAAGAATTAAATTTATTAGTAGCTCCAGTTCTTTCTTCATAACCTACTGCTTTAACACCTTCTATTGAATTTTTAATTTCTTCTATATCTAATTCTAAATTTTGAATCTCAACTTTTAATTTAGTATAGTTCTTCAAATAATGCTCAACATCTTCATAATTAGTTAATTCAATTCTAGCTTCCATATAAACTTATTCCTCCCTTAGTTTTTTTCTTAAAGCTTCCTTTTCTTCTTTTAGTTTTCCATAGCCTGTCCAATTATTAGTTTTTCTCATTTTTCTAATTTGGTTTTCTATTTCAAATAATCTATCTATATAAACTTGTCTAAAATCTATTTTCATATTTCAAATTCCTTTTCTACATCAAATTCAATATTAAATTTTTTAAGTGCTGCTATAATTAAATCTATTTTATTTATTAGATCTATAGCTTTTGGATAATACTTTTTATAATTTTCTTTACTACAATTTCTAAGATAACTATCAGCTTTTTTAATTCTCTTAAGATAATAGTTATATTTAAGTTTTAGATATTCCACATCTTCCATATGCCCTCCAAAATTAATTTATGTATATTTTTATGTACTATTATGTATATTACATAAAACCCTACAAACGTTGGTATAACTCAATTTAAAACATATTTTTTTAATATGTATATTCCAAAAAACAAAAAGGTCTATATATATTTTTTATGTATATTTTTATATAATTTATTTATTTAATATACATAATATACATAAATAAATAATATATATATAATAAATATAGTAATAATGCCATTTTAAGTGGTATGTACCTTTTAATCTTAAACCTACATAAAAGGTACATATAATATACATATTACTTAAATGAGTTAACTCCAATTCCAATCCACTTCTTACCGTTCATATCTCTTTTATTAACGAATCCTTTTTCTTTTAAATCTCTAGCAAGTTTGTGATTAGTCATTTTATAATTTTCTCCTTCATTTATACACCAATTAAGATATTCATCATACATAGCTGAACCAGTACATTCCGCATCATCTCTAATAAAACAACAATCTTCTATAAATCTTGCTACTTGGTCCATATCCATTTTATAATCTTCAACTGCTTCCATTACTTCCTTAGGGGCTTCAAAGCCTTGTTCCTTCCACATTTGATAACCTGTAATGGCCCATAATAATATTCCTTCTAATTCAGGCTTTAATTTTTCCTCATAGAAATTAGGATCTTTCTCTTTCTCTGTAAATTTATATTTAAAAGGAATCATTCTCCACCTTCTCCATATTCCATGGTCGTTACCTTTAACTTTAGGCTTCTTATTAGTCATAATCCAAAGCTTGAATTTAGGCTTTAACATGAATTCTTCTTGGTACATAAATCTTACTGGTAGAGTTTCTCCTGCACTTAATACCTTCAGTAACGGCTCATTAAATACTTGTCCTTCTTGAAGCTCTGAAGCTATAACAACTCTTTTATTAGTTAGTCTTGCTAAATCTCCCCTTGCTCCATCTTGGCCATTCTTCTCCATTAAAGTTTCACCTTTTATTGTTGCTGCATAACTTCCCATAATATCTTCTAGTGCTTTAACAAATGTAGATTTACCATTTGCTCCACCGCCCCAAAGCATAAAAAGACACTGCTCTGACATATCTCCAGTTAGGGAATATCCAACTGCTTTTTGAACATAATTTATTAATTCTTGATCTCCACAAAAAATTCTATTTAAAAAAGCTATCCAATTTGGACACTTATCATTTTCTCTATTAAAACTATAATTGCTACATTGAGTAATTAAATCTTTTCTATCATGTTTTTTTTGACTTAAATCTCTTAAATTTATTGTTCCATTAGGTGTATTAAATAAATAATCATCCTTATCACTTTCCATGAAGTTTATTCCTTTGAAAGTCTTTGCTTGATTCAGTACGCTTTTAATTTTCCCATCGGTTTCATTTCTAAGGACAAAACTTTTAGCTTTTTCTTGTTGTTTCTTAGTTGCAATTTCATCATCAGATATATTTATATTTGGTATTGCATTTTGGAATCTTCTTAATACTGTTCTATATAAATTTTCTACTTTAAAAGAATTATCTAGTTCCCAATTAACTCCGTTCCAAACATACCATTTACCACTATTTACATTAAACTTAATATCTTTCCCATGAAGTGATATTAATCTTTCTGCGTTTCCAACATCACTCCAGTTGTAGTCATAAATTATATTCCCTTTAAACTCTATAAATTCATCTGTTCTTTTTACAAGAGCTTGAAGATCATAAATATCATTTCCATACTCCAACCAATCAGTTATATCTTCTTTTTTTGATAAATCAGGTAATTCAACAATTTTTATGTTATTAGCTATGTTCTTTAATTCGATAGCTATGTGTTCCATGAATCTTTTACCTGGTTCATCATTATCAGGTAATAATACGACATTCGCACCCTTAAAAAAACTATTAAATCTACTTGGCCACTTTTTACCTAAGTCACCCTTGGTAGCCCCTATGCTTGTTGTAGTAGCTATTAATCCCCTAGTTATTAAACTATCAGAATCTTTTTCTCCTTCAGTTATAAAAATAGTTTGTTCTTCTTTTATCCCTTTAATTACATTAGGCAAATTATATAAAAGTTGTTCTTGTCCAGGATAATATGCTTTTTTAGCTCCTGGTCTTTCTTTAATACTCCAACTTTTACTTCCTGGGAAAGTTTCAGTATAAATACCTTCTTCCATTCCCCAAACTGTTTCACCATCTATATATCTTCTATGTAAAAACTTTTTGCCTTTTTTTCTTATTTTTTCATAAGCTAAATCTCCATTTTCATCATAGAATTTATAAATAGCTTCTATATCTTTTTCAAAAGCACTTTTCTTCTCTTCATTAATTTCTAATTGCTTATCAAATAGATCACTCATTTTTAGGCCAACACTTTCTAATATGTCATTAGTTTCACACCCTGCATGGCAATATAAGAAAGTTTTATCTCCCTTATGGCTTATAGTTAAGCTTGCATTTTTATCATCGTGGCAAGGGCACTTTGCTTGTACCCTATCCACTCTTTTACTATTTTTATCTATCTCAAATTTATCTTTTATTTCTTCAAATTTCATTTGTTCACCTACTCCCTAATCAGTAATTAAGTAGCTGCAACAATGCAACTACTTCTCCCATAATCTATCTAAGTAATCTATATAATTATTTAAATCTTCCTCGCTCATAGAATCTAAGTCTACTGGTTCTAATTCAAATTTTTCTGAAGGCTCTAATCCAAACTCTTTTTCAGAACGCTTAATAAATTCTCTTAACGTTTCTGTATTAGTAGCTCCTTCTTCAATGTCACAAATTCTTTTATCTAAATCACTATGCTTGTACATTTTTCCCTCCAATTAACTTTTACTCAAACTTTATTGCTAATGTTGTTTCCTTTTCTCTATGATCAAATCCGATTCCTTGAAAATCGTAAGCATTATTTTCCCAATCTAATACAACAATCTCCATTTCTCCATCTAAAAGTTCTAATTTTTCTCTTAACTCCCAAACTTTCATAATCTTCACTTCCTTAATTCCATTACTAAAGCTCTTACTATATCTTTTCTAAAGTTTTCAAAAATTCCTAAGCCTTGTTTTTGATATTCTAAGGCTTGTCTATTTAATTCATTTATGAAAAAACTTTCTGCTTTATCTAAATACTCTTTTCTTTTTTCGACCTTTAAATCTAATTTATTTGGTTCAAACTCAAATTCTCCTCCACCAATCATGGATTGCTTTCTCAATTTTATCTCTCCTTAAATGAAATGTTTTTTTAACTAATAAGTTATTGCATAAATTTCATTATTCTCTACGAAGAATAAATCATGTGCATAATATCTAATATATTCTTCATAAGTGTTACAACCTTCTGGAAGTTTATAAAAATCCTTAAAAGTTTCATAACAAAGCCTTTTACATTGTTCTTCTAAAGTTTCACTCTTTAATTTATCAAGTTTAGATTTTTTATACATTTTACCCCTCCATAAATCCTTTATTTTTAAGGATATCTCTTACACAATATCTAAGAGTGTTATATATCTCACTACCCATTAAAGCCTTGTCGATGGGGCGAATAACTGTGTTAAATTCACTCTCTAAAGCTTTCAATCTAGCATATAAACTAGCTGGCTTATATTGATTTCTATAATTTCCTTCTCTTATGTTCTTGTCGTATTCCTTATCTTCTAAGAATATAAAGAACTTTATTCCGTAACGGTTTAATCCTTGTAACTCTGCTTTTAATCTGTTGTAATCAGTTTTTAGAACTTTCTTTAAATATTTTTCTCCAAGAAATTCAATGATCTCTTTATTAACCTCATTAATATTGGTCTTGTTATCTTTAAGATTCATGGCCAATTCATCAATACAAAACTTTCTTTCAATGGCAATAGAATCAGTAAAATAAATATCTCTTTTTTGACCTTCGAAAGTTCCATTTGGAATCATGCAGCTATAATCTCCATACTTTAAAGTTTCTTCTCTATAAGGTATCTTTTTCTTATCTAACCAATCTGTAATATGTAAATTAGCCTGTTCACGATTATCAATGACAACTGTTAAGTTACTTAGTATCTCTTTGATTTCTTTATCCGTAAAGTTATATCTCATTAATTCCTCCAATATTAAAGGGGCATATGCCCCTTCTATTTTTCTTCTGGTTCTTCTGGCATCTTAGTAAATACTATTTTCTTAGTTTTAGTATTTCTTATTGCTAGGCCATTAATATCTCCATTTTTCTTATAGGTTATCTTTGCAACCTCGAATTTATCTTTGCAAGTATAACGCCCTTTAACTTCTGTAATGGTACAATCTTTAGATGCTACCCATATGAATGGAGAACTGTATAATTCCCTTCCTATTCCCCAATTGACACAAGCTCTCTTAAAGCTATCTGAAGCTTGTCCCTTTTCTTTCTCTGTATTAGATTCTGTTCCTACATCTTGCTTAGAAATCCATTCTTTTTTATCTGTATCCCATATCTCTACATTACAGAATAAGTTACCATTAATAAGAACGTGGCTCCTTCTCCAGTTGTTTTTACCTACTGTTTCATCTAAAATATCCATATCTGTTCTAGAATTTTTGTATAATAATAAAATCACACCTTTTTCCGTTACACTCTGTGCTCTTATTTCTATTTCATCTGCTTTAAGTTTTCTAAAATTTAAATCCATTATCTAATCCTCAAACTTTCATTTTCTTTTAAGCTGGCACCTTCAACTTCTTGTCCTGCTTTAAGTGCTTCATATAGCTTTTTCTTATCTACTTTTTCTTCAATTACAATGAACTCTTTTGGGATAAGTTCTTGCTCCATGATCTCAACACTAGCTTTAGATTTTTGGAACTTACAAGTAAATAATGTAGTTTTAACTTCCTTTAATCCTAAGCCTTTAAGAGAAGAATCTAAGTAATTCTTTAAACTTGTAACGGTATTCTCTAAGGATTTTCTTCTAGCATTTAATCTCTTTTCTTCTGCTTTATATCCTTCTATATCACTTTCAGTATTTCTTATAAGCTTTACTATGTTGTCTACTTTTTCTTCTATATCTCCATGGCACTCTTTAAGTGCATTTTGGATTAAATCCTGTTCCACATCTTCTCTATCTATAAGCTCTGTTAAGTTTCTATAGTTATTAGCTAGTTCATATAATTTAGCCATATTATTTCTCCTTCACATATTTTTCTTTTCCAGATAATACTTTTAATAAATGCATTATCCTTTCAGCTTCTTTTAATTCCTTTAAAGCTTTATCTTCCATTTCTTGATTTACATCCTCTTTTAAGTGATGTTCATCCATATATCTTTCAAGTGCTACTTCACTTAGAGAATTTTTTATTAATCTTTGGTCATCTTGATTAAAACTTTCATATATACCATTAGGAATATAATCCATATCATCTATTTTTCTTTCAAGTTCATTTAATTTATCCAGGATAATTTTTGTATCATCATTATCCAAAATAATTTTATTTGCTAAGTACTTTAAAGCATTTTTAAAGCTTACATAGTACGCTAGGTTCTTTGTTTTTTCTTTCCCTATATTTTCTTCCTTAGTAACTTTACTCTCTGTAACGTAGCCTACAGATTGAATTATGAATTGTCTTTCATCAGAAGTTATTCTGTAATTTCCTATATCAATTTTCATTAGTTTCCTCCTTAAATACAGTTTGTAATTAACCAAATGAAAAACATTATGCAAATAATGTCTATAGCAATTACTGTCCAAAAGCCTTTTCTATCGAACTTATCATTCATTGCTTAGCACCTTCTCTTTCTTCCTAATGGCTTTATAACTCCCCAAGCCTTAGCATTTGTATAAACTGTAGTAATATCTCTTATATCTATATCAAGAACTGCTGCTGCATCTTTAATTCCAAATTTATTAATATTTTTTATTATCTTTATTATTTCTTTTACTGTATAACCTTTTTTATTAGTTTCGGCGTAACGTTCTGCATATAGTTCAAGATTGTTTTGGATATCATTTTTTGTATATGTTATGTCTTTAATCTCTCCAGCAACGTATTTCTTACGCCACTCCATGTAAATTTTATTAGCTTCTGTGTAGCTTAATTTAAACCTTCTAAGCATTTCTAAAATTACTTTTTCTTTAGATATTCCAGCGTTTCTTGTTAGAAACGCTTGGACTTCTTCTACTCTTTTAAAACCTTTCCTAGAATGGGATATCATCATTATCCCCTCCCATTTCTTCCATTAGAGCATCATTAAGATTTTCATCTGAAGAAATGTTATTTTCTTTCTTATTCCCATCTATAAAGTCAAAACCTTCTACTACTACATCAGTTGTATATCTCTTAGTGCCATCCTGTGCATCATATGATCCTGTTTGGATTCTACCCTTAATGGCAATTTGATTCCCTTTAAAAAAGAAATTAGCTATATTCTCCGCTGTCTTACCAAATGCGACACAGCTTATGAAATCAGCTTCTCCCTTTTTAAAACGATTAACTGCTAATGTAAACTTAGCTACTGTAGTATTGCTTGTAACATTAATGTCAGGATCCTTAACCATCCTGCCCAAAAGTTGTACTGTATTCATAATTTCACTCCTTAATCTGTATAAACTGCTGCTACAAATTTATCTTTATCTTGGCTTACATACCCACCAAAACAAGTATTTCCATCATCACATAGCAGTAATATATCTAAATCGCTTAAGTTCTTATTAAGTAAAGTTCCTTTATATGTTTTTCTTGCATAAGTTGTACTTACAGATTCAATTTTTATATCTTTTTTATTCAATTCCTTGAATCTGTTATATCTTTCATCTCTTAATTCATCAGCATTTTTAGCAAATGCCCAACCTGATATATTCATAATTTTTCTCCTTATCAAATGATTATCATATGAGAATACATGACCAAAACTGTATTCTCATATGACTTTATTCTTACTAAGCTATTATTTTTATGTTCTTAAACTTTTCTAATTCCTTAGCTAAATATTCTTTAATATTCTTAATAGCTTCATTTCTCCAAGCTCCACCATCAGCTTCAAACAATGCAGCACTTGGGCCTTCTTTCATTCTAAAAATAAATTTAGAAGTTGGTTGTTCTACTTCAGGGAATGTTCTATATGGTGCTAATTCAACTGGATTTGGTACTTTAGCATTTTCTAAGCTAGCTACTCCAGTTTTAACTGTTACTTGTTGTGATACTCCATCATCTCCAATAGTTCTAACTGGTCCATCTTGAGTTAATGCAGTATAAGTAAGAAGTGTCTTTCTATCTCCTTTATCTACAAATGAACTTTGTAACATTATGTTGAATTGTTCTGTACTTAAGAATCTGTCATAAATTATATTGTTAGGTAGTATTGCTTCAGCAACTAAAAATCTCTCTCTTTGTCTATCTACATTTAATGGACTGTATAATTTAACTTCTTTATGAGATTTTATTTGTACTAAAATCTCACCTTCAATATGATCTACATTACTTTTTTATATAATCAACTAATCCTGTAAGAGTTGATACTCCTAAAGTATCTGCAATTGGTAGCTCCATTCTTATTAATTTCTCTTTTGAATAAACTCCTAAGTTAGTTTCTATAATAGGATTTTCTTTATATCCTAATCCAACTAAATATTCTAATGCTTCTTTTTGTTCCATGGTTTTATTCCACCTTTCAAATTAATATATTTATTTAACTAACTGTAATCCAGTAGTATCAATCTTTTCTTCTTGTTCTTCTTCAACTTTCATTACTGTTTGACCTGGTATTTGCTTTTTATATTCACTAGCAATAACATCTGAACCATCAGTACCAATAACAAATCTTGTAGCAACTCCTTTAACTGGTGCTAACTTAGTTGAATAATCAACTGTTACATCTGCTATTTCTCTATCTTCTCCTGGTTCAAAAGTTAACTTTAATGTTATTATTCTCTTGGCAGTAGCCTTTGTGTTTGGATCCAAAATATTTTTTGTTACTTCTTTAAGAGCACTGTTAAACTTCTCCCCAACTGCTCCTTCTGCAATTTTGTCTAAATTAATGTTCATGAAAGTACCTCCTATAACTCCTCATTAATTCTTTCTATTATTTCAGTTATTTCATCCGCATAGCTCTCCATTTTTTTAGTTCCTAATCTTTCGATTATTGCTTTATGAAAAGCAACTCCTATAACCTCTTCTGTTTCCCTTTTTTCTAAAGTTACTTCTAAAATTTTAAATTCATTCATTTATATTCCTCCTTTAATACATTCTAGTGCATTGTCCTAGCTTTCTACCAACCTTAGATAAAGAACCAGTAAACATTGTTTCTAATGCACCATCAACTATTCTTTGCTTCTCTCTGTTCCTTTTTTCTCTTCTTTTTAGAATATCTTTATAAGTCATTTCTGCTAATGTTAATGGACCGTATTCTTTTAACATGTCCATTAACAAAAACCTCCTTTAGTTAGGAGCCAAGATATTGTGCAGTTTAAAGCTCCTAACAAGTTATTTTTTGCAACTAAGATGAGTACTTGATCTAAAATGAAGGGAGGACTTTCACCTCACTTTACATATAATTTTTTATTTATTTCTTAGCTGCTATATATAAAACCGTTACTATAAAAAAATGGATTGGTATGTTAATACAGTGTTTTTATGTTTTTTTGTTTGCTTGTAACGGCTTATAATCTTTTTACTTTCTATATTCTTCTCTTAAAGAATTAAAATCATTTTCTAACTCTTTAATTTCTTCTTTAGCTGCATCTAAATCATTTTCTAATTCTTCAAATGTTGGTTCACAATTGTATCTTCTCATTTCATCAATTGCATCATCTAGTTGGTTAAAGTTAAGAACTATCTTTATTTCTCCTATATTAGGATCATTTGCTATCAGTTCATAGTTAGTTCCAACTGTTTTTATTTCTGTAGTGGCCTGTACATTATTGCTAATGTCTACAAAAATTTTATTCATTATGTATGCCTCCTATTTAATTTTTATAAACTTGTCCTAAATATTCCCAACCTTTATAATTTAAGTATCAGCCCTGCCAAGTTGAAATAAACTATGAAAGGTGGTGATATCATGTCATTAAGTTTTAACTCTACTTTTGGCAACAAAAGTATCACAATTAACTGTCCAATTTGCAAAAGTGAATTAGAAATAAAACTTAATCAAGTTGGAACAGAAATTCATTGTCCTTTTTGTAGAAAAACAATAGCTTTAAAAGCTGGTACAAATTTTGAAAAAAGTAAATCTGCAATAGACAATGAATTTAAATCCCTTAATAAAACATTAAAAAACTTTGGGAAATAAAATATTTTGTTTTTCTTCAATTATTTCTCTAATTATTTTTTTAACTAGTTTTTCATCTAAATCAATATAAATTATTGCCTGTTCAGGAGTATTTATCTCTTGAACAGCTTTCTCTTTTAGCTTCAAACCACATATAGGACAATAATTTTCAGTTCCTTTTAATTTTTCGTTTTCACATCTTGGACATTTTAATTCATAAATTTTAGTGTTTGAATTTTGATACATCTATATCACAGCTCCAATCTAAGATATTTTTATTTTCTTCTTTAACCTTCTTTAGAGCATCTTTAAAACTTAACCCTTGCCAATAAAACTCTAAAACTTTATTTGCTAAGGCAAGGGCAAGATTATTTAACATATCTTTTGTTCTTTATCTTTATTTTGTTTATCTTTTTCAATTTGTTCTGCTAAAGCTAAACCCCTTATAA